CGATGTACACCTTGATCTTGCCGTTGAGGGTACCAGCAAAGGTGTTGCCAGTGTCGTCAACGTCAAGGCTAACATTCAGCGCGGGGCTGATGTTGAGGAAGCCACCCATTGCGAGGGCTGAAGCAACATCTGCCGAGCAGATGATGAAGTTGCCCTTTCCACGGCGGGTATCCTTGGCGATCACATTGCACTCACGCTCAATCTGGAACATGAGACCACGGAACTTCTCAGCAGACCAACGACCGTCCGAGTCGCGAAGGAGATCATAGACACCACCAGGAGTTGCCAATCCTGTGACTCCGGGATTTGTAGCACCTCCCTGGAAGTTGTAGGTGGCACCCTTATAGAAGAGATCGCTGTGCTGGGCACCGAGTTTGGCTGTTACATAGATCGAACGAACGACTTCGCGGTTGATTTCAGCAAGAATTTCAGTGCTGAGGATGTTGGCGAGTTCGGTCTCTGCATCCAAGCCGTGAATAGCCTTGAGATCCTGAGCAAGTTCGATGGTGTACTCAGCCTTGAGAGCGCGAGTCCTTGCAGTGACGGCAGCACGCTCAATGGTGAATGCCATTGTGGCAAAATCACTGGTGTTTACATCACCCAATGCTTCACCAACTTCACGAACCATTCCATATCCAGGTTCCCAACCAGCAGATGTGCCAATGCCAGCAGAAGCAGTGCTACTGAGACCGAAGAGAGGATCACCGACATATCCAAACTCTGATGTATTTCCGCCTGCGGAAGTGTTGCCAGTGCCACCAGAAAAGCGAGTAAGTGGTTCTTGGAACAATGCTTCGCCACCACCACGGTTATTATACTGAGACTTCATGGCAAAGATGAGTCCAGTTGGCGAGGTCATTGGCTGAACCGATGCAACATCATATGCCATGAGATTTGGCATTGCGCGACGAACGAGCGAGATGAGAATTGGATCGTAGCCTGCAAGACCAGCACCACCATCATAGGTCAATGCGCCAGGAGTATTATTGGATCCTCCAAGGCTATTGACGGAAGATGCCTCGCGAAGAGCCTGTTCCTGATTCTCAAGAAGAATTGCCGTGACTGCACGGCGATAGTTGTCCTTGACGGGCGAGAGGCTGTCATGCTCCATGACTGGCTGCCACTTGCGCTCAAGTTGTTCGACTAGTGTGAATGTTCCCATTTCTATTTACTCCTAAATTTGTTCTGAACAGATTACCTGTTCTTAAGACCTTTGCGTGATAGTGCAGAGATGTAGTTCTGCATGATTGGATTTGCTGTTACTGGCTCCTCGACCTGCTCCTGCTCGTCTTCACCCGACTCAAGGATCACAGCCTCATTGAGTTCATTGGTGACTGGAGCAGCCCTGCGGGCGCGGCGGGCATTGCCAAAGTATGATTCCTTGAGGACTGCGAGTTTCTCCTCGAAAAGTTCCTCTGAATCAAACTCAATGCCTTCTGCAAGAGTGCGGAGTTTCTCAATCTGAGTGTCCGCTAGACCATCGCAGTATGATTCAAAGATGTCATCGCAACGGAGGGCAAGGATCTGCTTGCGGAGTTCCATGTTCTCTGCGACTTGCTCATTGACCTGATTCTTGAGTTCAGTGACCGACTCATCAAGGGTATCGATGAGATCGATCTTCTCCTCTGGAACCTGCACATAGTTCTGCTCAAAGATGTCGCGCAGACCCTCAAGGAAGTTGTCAGCGATCTCGTTCTTGATGCCGCTTTCGACAACAAGGCGATTCTCCTTCATCCATTCCTCGGCAATGTACGAGATGTAGTCATTGACACGGCTGGCGAGTTCATCAAGAATCTTCTCGGTGTTCTCGGTGATCGTCTGCTCATATGCCTCTTCAAGTCGGGCAACGATTGCATCGTAACGCTCGTTGATTGCGGCTTCAAAGACTGCAACAGCCTTGTTCTTGAAGTCCTCTGAAAGTTCCTCTCCATCGAACATGGCGGTCATATGCTCGCTCATGGTGAAGTCGGACTTGTCAGGAATCTTTGCCTTGCCGACAAACGGAACCTTTGAAGCGATGGTGGACTTGTTGGCAGCGGACTTGTCATCGGATGGGTAGACGATTTTCGTTCCCTTTCCACTCATATCCATGTCATACTTTTCCTTGTCAATGACAACTTCATATTGCTCATTGACATCTTCCTCGTCCTCATCGTCCTCATCGTCCTCATCGATGGTATCATCATCGTCTAGGATCTCTTCGTCCTCGTCAATATAGTCATCATCATCGATTTCTTCTTCGCTGATGGTGTCGTCATCTTCAAGGATTTCTTCTTCTTCGAAAAACTCTTCTGGCTGTGGCATTAGAATCTCCTTTATCTTCCCATATGTATAAAACTTAAAGTTTGGAAATGAAGTCCTTGAAGACTTCCAACTTTGCTTCTTCTAGTTCTCGGGATGTTGCCTTCTTGATGGTGTTCTTGTAGGATGCAATGTGCTTCTCTGCAAGAACACCGTTATTCCATACCCATTCCTTGCCTTCCATGATGCCATTTACAAAGGCATTCGGGGCTGAGGGATCGGCTACGATGTCTACGGTGGCAAGATTGAAATCATCCTGTACCTCGTTGATTCCGTTCACCTGCTTGAGTGAACCCATTCCACGGGACGAGACTCCAAGACGCACACCTTCATCGATTAGATTCTGAACGATCTTTCCATAGGGAGTGTCAAGAATCTTTGCCTTGCCATAGACGGTGGCTCCGTCCATCTTAAGTTCCTTGATGATATGGCAGACGCGATCAAGATTGATGCTCGGACCTTCGGGATGCCCAAGTTCTCCAAGAGAACGACTGGTCTTGATGTACTTGTCATTGTATCTACTAACCTCACGCTCCATGATGGGCTTGCGGTACATTCTGCCATTGTTGTTTACGCGCTCGGACTCCATGAAGATGCCACGGATGAAGTAGTTCTTCTTTCCTCCACCTGCGTCCTCAGAGAGGGTCTGAATGTTGTCTTCAGTATGTTCGGTGATCAGTAGCATCTTTGGCTCCTTTAGCGGTACATGCCCTTGTTCTTGGTCTTTGCTGCTTGTTCGGGAGTCAACTTACCCGATTTGACGGCGGCATTAATGCGGGAACCAAGGACTTCATCCTTTGGATTCTCCACCATGCCATCCTTGTCATAGTCCTTGCCACCCTTCTTCTTTGGCAAAGTGCCACCGCTATAGCGATTGGCAGACATCTGACCTTCATTCATTTCCTCGCAGTCATCGCAACCAAATAGATTTGCACCGACTTCCTGACGGGCAAGTTCAAGTTGATCTGCAACCGCAGAGAATACAAGATTCTTCGTTAGTTCTTTGGCAGCGACGAAATCCTCGTCCATGATCGATCTGATTAGTTCTTTGGTGTCAGACATTTTATTCTCCAGTAATCCTATTTATTTCTTCTTGGATGTTTGAGATTTCTTTGAATCGGAAGGCTTTTGTTCGTCCTGTCCAGACATCTGCTGAAGCATCAGTTCATCGTGCTGTGCCTGTAGTTGCTGCTGGTTCTGAAGGTCTCCCATGAGCCTCTGGGTGTCTACCTGAGTAGTCACCTGAGTCGGCATTGCTGCCTCTGGGTTCATAGCCTTTTCTTCCTCTATCTGTGCATTCATGTCCTCAATCTCTTCATCGGACATACGCATGATGTTCTTCTGCACGAAATGCCTTGAGAAATACTTGCCGATGTATGGATCGGCAGCAGTGACAAGATTCAATCTTGTGGTCAGGGTCTCGTTCTCCTTGGCTTCGGTGAAGTAAGAATCCTTGCGGAACTCAAACCGAATCGCGGGGTGCAGATATTCCCAATCTTCCTTGGTGATCACGCCCTTGAGAATCAACTGCGTCTTGAGAAGTTCAAGGAATAGTTCGGAGAACTTCTTTCGTAGACGCTCAATGAATCTAAAGAACTTGAGTTCGTCTCTGGTGATCTCGGCTTGCCTACCCATATTGAAACCGTTCTGATCGGTCTCAAGACGAGAGGATGGAACATTGAGGGACTTGTATAGTTTCTTCTGGAAGTAAAGAACATCTTCCATCTGCCCAAGGTTCTGCCCACCAGGAAGTGTGCTGATCTCTGTTCCCTTTCCACCTTCACGGCGGGGAAGCCAGAAATCCTCCATCATGGTCATGTGTCTACGCTCATCCTTCAGTTCACCTGTGGATGCATCATAGACCAACTTGTTGCGATAGCGGTTCATGATCTCCTTGAGATACTGCTCTGCCTTGTTCTTTGGGAGATTGCCGACATCGATATAGAACACCCTGCGCTCAGGCGCGCGCGAGAGCCTGTAGATGACCACGGCATCCTCGACCATCCTGAGTTGGTTCAGTGGCTTGAGTGCCTTGTGGATGTATGACAGAACCCTCTTCTTGCCCGCATCGAACAATCCGCTATGGACATAGCAGATGGAATCCGTAGCGATCTTCACACCCTTCACAGGTGCTGCATTGATGAATGCTGCCGTGCTGTTGGAGGTCTCTTCGCGATCATTATAGAGGAAGAACTCATCGACCTGTGCCACGATGTCGGCATTGGTGGTTTTGTCTTTTCTCTTGACCACATTTCGCACCTTGCGAATGTGAGTGGATTCAATCGGACGAACTTCGACAAGACCTCTTCCAAGATTCTCCTTGTCGATGATCTTGTGATAATAGAGTCGCCCGTCGATATACCACTTGCGGAATATCTCATATCCCTTGTCTTGGAACTTGAGCAATCGCAGGATCTCATCAAACTCTTCGGCAATCTTTCCCTTGATCTTGGGAGAAAGACTCTTTGTATCTACCTGTATCTCAACAGGTCTTTTCGTATCATCAAATACAATGGCTTCATTGCAGATATCATCGATAGCCATCTCCACCTCGGGATAAAGAGCCATCTCGCGATATTTCTTTATCATGTCGGCAGAGGACTTGATGCCTCCGTCAAAGTCCATGTATGAACTGAAATAGACACCCGATGAAATGGGGAAAGCCCCATCCTCATAGTCAGGAGGTGCAAACGATGTGTTTGCTGTCACCTCATCCTGCTTCAAGGTTGGGGCTAACTTGCCTGTTCTGCCAAACGAAAAACCAAAAAGTTCAAAAGCCATTCATCTCTCCAAGGAGTTGATATCAGCCACCAGGAGTGAACGAGTTCAAGCCTGGTCTGGGGTTGGCATCGGGCGTTCCGATGTTTGATGTGAAATACGAATATGCAAGCGAGACTGAGAACTCCTCAATCTGATCCGATGCATCGTAACTGAGTTCGATTGGCGAGATTTCCGTGGGGAAGCAGCCGACCAAGGTGTATGCCTTGACGGGCTTTCCTGCACGATCAAGTTGGTTCACCGTCCAATCGCAGAACACTGGCTGTGCGAAGTTGATGAACTCGTTGGTGGCGACATTCCTCTCCACCGACTGAATGGCATTCACCCATAGTTCAAACAGGTTCCTCAACTGGAACTTATTGTCATTGATGATGGTGATAGACCAATCCGCATATGTCCTGTCTCCAGGAACCTTGATCCTTCTGCCACGATAGGGAATCTCAATGGTTCCCAAAGCGGTGCCTGGCAATGATGCAGATCGCACAAGGAATGGGGTGAGGGGGCTTTCGGTTCCTCCGATAGATCCTTGAACCTCAAAGAGCGATGGCTTGACGCCCGCTCCCTGCATTGCATTGGCAAAGTTCTTGATGTTCATTTAGTTACTCCTGTATCCCTATTTATTCGGTGACGGTTAGGTTGAAATCGCCCTTAGTCGCAATGAAGTTCAACTGCACAAAGTTAATCGACTTGGCTGGCTTGATGTAGATGTCTGCCACGAACTGATTGTTAGCAATCACTTCCGAGGTATTGTTGCTTTCATCGCAGACAACTCTGAAGTCGCTGATTCCGCGCTGCGATTGAATGCTGGCAAGGAATGGATTGACCAAGTTGCGGAACTGCGAACGGCTGAACTCATCATTGAACTCGAACAGCGAATACTTCGCTGCCTTGGCAATAGCCTTCTCAGCAGCAATGAATACCCTGCGAACATTGATGCGATCAAATGCGCTTGGCTTGACGAGAAGAGTCTTGTCTCCGAAGAGAGCAGTTCCTGTTCCATCATTGAACTCAACGAAGAAGTTGATTTGATTCTTGTAGAGATCATCCCTGTTTGTCTTGTTGAAGTTCGTCTCAAGGCGAATGACATTCCTCAATCCACCGCGTGCAAATCCTGCTGGAGACTCCCATGGAATCTCCTGTGCGGAAAGAATACCGGCGACATCGGATGCAAGACTCATCTTGCGAATCTGATTATTAAAGGTGTCAAAGAACAACTTTCGACCAGCAACAAGGATTGTGTATGAGTTGGGAGGAAGGTTTAGAGAAGACTTCCTGTAGTTGATGGCATACGATGTTGCCTGAGATGTATGCTGAGTTGCGCTTGCTGGCTTTGGGGTTGGAAGGACGAACAGAGTGTCCTTTCTTGGTTCTATGACGGTCTCGTATACAGTCTTTTCAACTAGTGCCTGTTGTGATGTTGCATCATTTGGAACAGAGGATTCCTGCATGAACAGAATATCAACTGCCGATTCATCGTCTGCAAATACCGAATATCCACCAATTTTTTCCTGATCCGTTGGATTTGATGTAGATGATGCACCAAATCCAAATGATGCCTCATAGTATCCATTGATGATATATGTGTTTCCATCCGGAAGAACATATCTGCTTGTGATATCTCCAAATGCTGTTGAGGCTGGTGCAAGAGTAGAACCACCACCAACAAACGAGAATGGCTTGGTCATGTAGACATACTTTGAGTTGGTGTTGATATAGTCTCGGTAGAATATAGCCTCACCATCAAGGTTCTTTCCGTCAGTAGCCTTGGAAAGAAGTTCAAATCTTTCAAGAACAGCATTCTTTGGACCGAACTTTCCTCCGACATCAAGCACTGCTATGCTGATTTCGTCGTTTGATCCACCTTGGCTTCTTGCATACTCGGATGTACCAGGAACATTCTGGAAGATGCGGGCAACAGAGAAATCCTCTCTGTTCTCAACCGATGTATTTGCGGTTGATCTGCCGAACTGCTTCAAACCATAGGCAAAATCTTCCCTTACGGTTGATAGGGTTGCGTTTGCTATGAAAGTCAAGCCAGTTACAGGAGATGCAACTCCATTTACTGTTCTGTTCAAAATCCTACCTGTCGATGGGGTGGTCATTCCAGCAAGCAATGCCCAACCATTATTGAAGACACTCAATGTGGTGGTCTTTTCCTGATTGAATATATCCTTGTAAGTCCTAGACCAAGTGTTTCGATAAAGATCAAATAGTGTCTCATTGAAGATCAACTCTCCAAAGTGAGCAGAAAGCCCGCTATACTGGAAGTTAAACAACCTTGTGATAGGCTTGGTTGGTACAGAGGGAAGTGTTCCACCAACTCTTGCAGCATAGTTCATGTTAGTGTGATCACCATCAAGCAAGATGATATCAACCGCATCAGGAATATTTGGATTTGGTTTTGCAAAGATATTCTTTGGATTGATATTGCTCACAGAACTAATATTATACTTGCTAAATGGATTATACTTTACTCCACTTCCAATAGAAGCATCTTCCACAGAATAGTAGTTGATATAGTTTCCAGTTGGATTTGATCCTGTTCCTGTCAGTAATATGTTTGCTGCACTTGATCCTGTTGCATAAAGAGTCTCAAATCCATTTGCCCTTGACAAGGAATCAATGAACAGACCAGCGCAAAGACCAGGTGAAAGAAGAGTGATTGTGAGATATTTGAGCGAAGCATTAGCCGTGATACCAGTTACAAGAATAGGGGATCCGTCAAATGAAATTCCATCGACATATTCAAAACTGAATGTGTAGCCAATAGTTCCTTCTTGTATGCCCGTTGTTCCAGCAGCGTACCCTCTTGCTAGGGTATAATCAACATACTGAGGATTGGTGGTCTCGGAGGTCGATCCATCATATGCAATGACTCTGAGTGAGTTTCCAAAGTTGCCAGCATATCTTCCACGGAACTGAGACAGTGGCTCTATTCCATTTTCGGCTGAAAATCCGCCAAGTGCGCGGAACTCGTCTTCGTTCTTGATGATTCGGTTGGTGCAGTTTCCTATAGATGTTATTCCTGGATCAAGGGAGGTTGCATTTGCATCTCCCGATGGAACAACACGAACCACCTTAAGGTTGTTTGAATACTTGAGGAAGTTTGATGCAGCAAAGAAATCTTCCTCACTGAGTGTGTCAGATGGATCAAGTGTTGGATTTCCAAACACAGCGGCAAGTTCAGACTCGCTTGAGACCGTTGTTGCAACCGATCCTGGTCCCCAATTGAATACTCCGACCATTCCCGCACTATTTGCTGCCTGTGGCTGCACAAACTGCGATAGGTCTATCTCTGATACATTTACGCCTGGGCTAAGTTGATTGGGAATAGGACTAGCCATTTTCTCTCCTTAGATGATCTCAGTGAAGGTACTGTCTGTTCTCGTTGCAACAAAGTTCAACTGAATGAAGTTGATAGACCTGTTTGGCTTGATATAGATGTCTGCCACAAACTGATTGTTATCAATCACGCTTGCCGTATTGTTGGTCTCATCACAGATAACCTTGAAGTCAGTGATGCCTCTCTGTGACTGCACATTTCGTAGATAAGGAATGACCAAATTACGGAATTGAGAACGAGTGAATTCATCGTTTACTTCGAACAACGAATATTTAGCGGCAGCAGAGATTGCCTTTTCAACAGTGATGAACAACCTACGAACATTTATTCTGTCAAAGGCACTTGGCTTCTTGAGAAGAGTCTTGTCTCCATAGAGAAGAGTTCCTTCTCCGCTGAATGTTGCCACAGGATTGACTCCCGCAACATAGAGAAGATCGCGTGCTGCCTGATCTGGATTAAATGCCAGTTTGATGACATTCTTGATGTTTCCACGATTGAGACCTGCTGGCGAGTACCATGCCTGAGTATTGAACTCGGTTCTGGCGCAAAGACCAGCGATGTCTGCATTCAAGGGAATGTAGCGGAAGATGTCATTGTACTTGTCATAGATGTACTTCCAACCACTATCCATCACGACATACGAAGAGTTGATTCCGTATGTGGTGTTTCTGGTGGTGATGACATTGCTTGCTGCCTGTGTCTGCGTCTTGTTCAACACATCAGAAAGAAGGGGAGATACAAACAGGACACAGTCCTTGCGATCATTGACAAGATCCGCAAGCAACTTGACATTGTTTGCATTTGCTCTTCCTGCAATCAGCAAGGAGATATCGACATTGTCGCGGTCAATGAACTTGCTATATCCTCCAGCATAAAGCATGGCTGATGGATTTGATGATCCTGTTGCTCCGCTGAAACTATATCTTGAGACCTTGGCATAGTTTACAGATACATCAGGGAATGCAAAAGCAAGATCTCTAGTAACTGTCTGTCCCCAAAGTTGCTCGACATTTCCTGCCCAGATATATTTAGAGTTGTTGTTTATGACGCTAGTGATATAGTTTGGAACACCATCATTGTTCTTGGCATCATAAGCCTTTGATACATTCTCAAATACCTCAAGAATCGCTCCCTTGGTTCCTGTGAATGCCCCATCTTCGTCAACAACAACCACATTGAGTTCGTCGTTTGATCCACCACGGGCAGTTGCCTGAGTGCTAGTATCTGCCGACAACTGAAATAGATCGGCGTATTTGCTACGATAGGTGAGTTGTGCTGATGTTGGTATGGTACTGGCAACAAAGTTCTTTGTCGTAACCACCGCACCAGATGCAGAGTCAACCAAGAAAGTTTGTGAAAAGTTACTGGTTGAATAAGTCAGTTTGTCATTTTCTTCAAATGTTCCACCAACGCTTGTCGTGAGTGTAATAGTATTCGTGGCAACTGCGGTTGCAGCAGCGGTTGTCACAGTAGTCTCACCGTTTCCATCTATGAGAACTACCTTTAGGGAGTTTCCTAAAACTCCTGGATATCTTGCATAGAACGATGCTGTGGCACCAGAACTTGCGGCAAATATGTCCTCATTCTTGAAAATTGCTCCAGTGAAGCCCGAAGAATTTGCATTGCTTTCCTCAGTTCCGACAACACGGACAACCTTGAGGTTGCGGCTATACTGAAGGAAGTTTGCTGCACAATGAAAGTCGATTCCATCCTCAGTCCTTGCTGGCTGACCGAAGACAGTCTTCAGTTCATCCTCAGAGGTTACTGTGGTGATCTTTTCCGCTGGTCCCCATTGAAAGACCCCTGCGAATGCTCCGATTGCTGTTGCGACATTAGGAACCGTCGTTGTGAGGTCTATTTCCGAATAGTTCACACCGGGGCTAAGTTGTACTGGTAGTCTGCTCATTTATTGTTCTCCCGATGAATCTATGAGATATGTAGGATTTTTGGTATTTGGGTCAGTACCAAGGATTCATGTCTTTTTCCCTTTGCTTGAACCAAAGGGTTCCATCGGGAGCCTGTTCCCACGGCTGCGGATCATCTATCCCATCGTCTAGGAATCCAAACGGGGTCATCTCTTCCTCGACTTGCTTGATCTTGTCCTGATAGATGTCCTTACGGATATCTAGATTAGAGAGATCCTTGAAGTAGGGTTGACTGGACAGCCACCCGAATATCACCAAGGTCATCACAAGATCATCATGATATCCCACCTCTGCCTCATAGGAGTTCTTCTTGGCGACGAAGGCAAACATCTCCTTGATCACATCGAAGTCCTGTATGATGATCTTCTCGCCCTCCACCAGTGACTTGAGGATGGAGCAACCCGTCCTCTTGACCACCTCGCTCATGCGGACTCCGAACTGACTGACTCCACCACCGAACCCGCCGTCGAGAACCTGCCCCTTCCTGCCACGGAGGGTGGCAGACAACAGGTTCTCATATTCAAGTTCGCTGTGAATGATCTCAGCGACCTGCCCGCCCATGTCATTGATCTCAATCAGGATGTAGGCATTGTTGTATTGCTTTGCAGCGGCATGGATGGCATTGGGAAACACCATCGGGGACATCGTGTTGTTCTTGAAGGTGGCGACCAACCTGTAAGGAGTCGTGGTAATGTCCATGACCGTGAATGCTGAATAGTCAATGTTCTGCCCTCGCGAGACATCCACGCAGATCACATAGGTGTGCTTCTCCTCTGGCTTGGCATAGACCTTGAATCCCTCTCCGTTCTTATAGATCGGATCCACATATGCCAGAGTCTTCAACTTGGAAGGAGCGATCAGGGTATGAATGGATCCGACGAAGTCGCATTCAAACTCGGTGCGGAACTGCTCCTCCGAGGTGTTTGCAATCGTCTCTTCCTTCCACTTCTCGTCTCGACCAGGCACATCCGACCAATGGACATCGATTGGAATGTATGAGTTTCTCTGATTGGTGGCATCCGTCCACAACTTATAGTAGAGGTTCATTCCGTGTGGAGTCGAGACGATGAACACCTTTGTCTCCTGACCCGACGAGATGGTGGGATAGACTGAGGAGAAGAACTCCTCTGCCACATTCTGAGGAACATAGGCAAACTCGTCAAGGAAGATCATGTTGAAAGATCCACCACGGACGGCAGATGATGATGTGGCGGATGCAAGAACCCTTGAACCATTCTCAAGTTGAATCGATCCCTTGTTCCACTCAAGGACTCCCTGCTGCAACCACTTGGGAAGATACTCGTATGCCAACTTGAGGCGAGACAATAGTTCCCTAGCCGTGCTGAGTTTGTTGGCTAGGATGGCTACATTCACGCTCTGATTGAATAGGATGTAATGCAGCATGTATGCCGTGACCGTGGTGGACTTGCCGCTCTGACGGGGCAACTTGGCGATCACAAATCGATTCGTATGAATCGTCCTGACCATCTCCTCTTGAAAGTCATAAAGTTCAAAAGGAACCAAGCCTTTGTCGAGGGAGACGATCTTGACATACTTCTGAATGAAATAGATCGGATCACGGGAACACTTGGCATATTCCTCAAGTTGCTCCTTCGTCCAATCGATCTTGACATCCGTTGCCTTTAGGTTTGGGTTGCCAAGGTAGTTCTTGCTGTTCTTGGTATCAGCCATTGTCTATGATCTTCTTTGAAGTATCGATGATCGTATCGGTTTCCTGCAATGCCTTGGCGAAACTTCTCTTGGGATTGATAAGTTCCTGCAACTCCTTGGTCGAGCCAAGGAAGATGGCATTGGTCGTGTTGTTCGTGGTCTTGGTCTCGTACTTGTCTTCCTTGATGGTCTTCATGCGCTGATGGAGTTCAACGAGATCCTTGTTGGTCTCGGCAACTGCCTTGATCATCTGAGCGACCACTTCATAGGCTCGGGGAGAGTCTCCCTCGCTTGCCACCTTGAGTACGCCATCGATGGCAAGAAACCCAAGGTTGACAAGTTCCTTGAGATTCTCCCGTGCCTTCTGAAAGTCCTTGTCAACCTCCTCCATCTCGACTTTCACCTCGACGGCATTCGGTGGTCTGACAACAAGAGGCTTCGACTCTGGTTCGATGTTTAGGATTTCCGATAGGTTCTGATCCATTCTGCTCATTTCACATCTCCATGATTAGTTAGCAGTTATTCCAATCAGAATACTACTAAGCAAATAATCTGACAGAGTCTTACCCGTAGGATAAGTCATTCCAGCAGTATATGTTACTTGCACATAAGTCTTATAGTTGATCAAAAATCCACCAAGAGATACATCTTGAGCGGTCATGAGAAACCATCCAAATCAAAGAAGTTGACAGAGACTTGCTTGATCACCTTGCTACTCTTAATGGGACCGAATATGTAAGACTTGGCATCAAATGCCAGCGTGTGTGTTACGGATCTTCTTGTGTCTAGATCCCCCTCATAGTCTTCCACAGTCGATACAGATGATAGAACAATAGGTACATCCACCTTGCGATCAATCTCGCTGAAGTTCATGGTGATGGTGAAATCGGGGGTGAAATATGGAAGTATCTGCTCAAGTATCTGATAGCCATCATCTATGTTCCTAGTCATGACATTGAGGTTAAAGGACACATTGTATGGAACCTCGCTATACGAATAGGATGCGGTGTTTCCCGATTCAGTCCTTGCTGCAAAAGACTTGTTGAGGCTATTTACCTTCCTGCTAGGATCATACTGCATTCCCGAAATCTCAAACCCGATCCTCGGCAGGATGTTCTCGACTGCATCTCTTGACTCAACTGAAAGTTCCTCTATCTTGCGGAAGAACTTTTCCTTCGGTCCATAGGAGATGGGAACCTTTATCTTCTTAAGTTCGGTTCCATTTGCATTCTTGCGCGAGATGTATATCTCATCGAACAGAGATCCGAATGCAACGACGAGTTTCCTCATGCTTCCATGGTAGAAGTAGTCGAACATCAGTAGTTGCCCTCCGAGAACGGATCCTTGTCGGTGAAGTCTATGATGTCATTGACTGCTCTCTCAAGTTCCATTGCACCGCCGTTCTCATTCAACGAATCCACATAGTTCTTCTCAGTAATGTTCGTGCTAGAGTATGCTGCCGTCATTCCAGACACTGATCCCTTGAGTAGCAGAGAGGAGTTTGGAGTTCCCGACTCGCTTCTTATGTCAAGCAGGTTTCCATTTTGATTCAGAATCACGCCGCTATATGTGCTGCTTGCAAGGTCAGCCCCCTGATAGATCGTCTCGCCTTCATAGAATGCCTTTGCAGCATCCAACTGAAACTGACGAACAGGAGTAAGAAGATCCCCTTCGATGATATCGACTTCCTTGATCTTGGTGTCGAGATCCTCACCGCTGTAGCGGAATAGTTCACAAGACAGTTCATATGCAAAGAAAGAGTTCCTTGTCTGCACATACTTGATCTCGTAGAGACCGTTGTACTCGGGGAAGTAGATTATGTCTCCCTCATTGGGAGCAGTATCGGTTCCGTACTTGGAAGCCTCTTCGGTGAACCTCTTCTTGGATACCATGAGAGTAAGGGTATCCTGTAGGCTGATTCCAAACTTGTCTATGATCTTGTTCTGATGCTCAAAGAACTCGTAGTTGCCGACGAACATCTCTATCTGAAAACTCTTGTCAAACTTGGAGACAGGATCTTCTCCAAACAGAGAATCAAGGTTCTGAAACTTCCTAAAGATGTAATGAACATCGAAGCCGAATATCTGTATCTGCTCTCTTACGAGTTGCTGAAACAGATCCGACTCTCGCGATGATACCTTGAAATAAGGATTTCGTGCCATCAGCCCACCATGAAGTCCACTGGAAGTTCAAACTTACTCTGAACAGTTGATTCGATCTCTGTGAGTTCCGTTGTTGCGTCTGTATACATTGTTGCTGCATCGAACTTCATTCCACCAGGAAGTGCTATGTTTGAGAACTTGCTTAGGTTAGCCGCCCATTGTCTCTTTATCAATGCAGTGACATATCTCTTTAATAGTATGTCGTTGTAAATCTCAGGGTATGTCTCTGGACTTAGTGAGACATAAGCCTGTACCATCATCTTGTCACCAACCTTGAATGTCTGTGACCAATCTGCATGAATCCTTAGTTTGTTTGTGACTCGGCTGAAAGATGTCTGCTTCTCTGGGCTTAGGAACTGCTGTAGAAGAGACAGATACTGCTTGGTCGTGTCATAGTAACTAAGATTCGATGTTCCCGTGAGGAATCCATTAAAGTAATCATTCAACATCAACTGATACTGAACGCTGAACATCCCGCTTTGAACAGCCTGATCGATGATGAATATCTTTTCAACGCTGACGATTTCACTGCCCGTTGATCCAGTGGGTATGTTGTTCGTGTCTATGTACTTGTTATCGATGTCGGTTTGAGTAAGAACATAGGGAAGATAGAGCATTTCAACGCCATCAAAATGATACTGAGAGAAGAACTGCAAGGCATCGTCTATGCGATCCTCAACCTGAGCATCATCGACATTGATCTCAATGACAGGGAATCCTAGCCTGCGGAGGGCATAGTCCTTGAGTTGTTCCCTTGACGAGATGATCATTGGCGTGTTCCTTTTTGTAAGTTCTTAAAATACTTATCATCTGTCTCACGCTGACTTCTGCATATCCTCAACTCTGCAAGGTGCTTTTCTATAGTTTCTGCAAAGTGATACGGCATCTCACAACCAACCTGATTCAAACCATCAGAGACATAATGTTTCTTTTCATCATAATGATGAATTGAATGCATCCTCTTATCATACTGAGGAAGCACATTCATCAAATCGGAGATGTGAAACGCCTCTCCGTTTATGTTCAAATAGTCACCAGAACGATGTAAAATCATAGATTAAATAAAATCAAACTCCTCTGGAGGAATGATGACTGCAAACTCAGAGCCAGAGGGTTTGTTGTTTTTTGCATACTTTACTTCATTTTTGGTTGATGCACTATTGATTGCTGAGATCGTTGTGTTCAAAGCAGTCATCAGGCTATTTTGATAATCTAGTATATCCAATCTTAGATTGATCATGTCTGTTGAAGTTAGATTTCGCATGATCCCTCTACCATCAACAAATGAATAACTAGCACTGACTATTCCCTGACTTGCAAGATAACCGTTCTCCATGATATATCTCATGGTTTCCGTATCAAGGGGATCTATGTACAGTGAATTGTGTGCAAGACCCACTCCATAGCAATTTCCACATCCACCCGATCCTCCAGTGCCAAACAAACGAATGAATGGATTTGTTCCATACTGAGTTTGAAAGACACTGCCCTTTGAACCTTTGTCTTGATAGGCTCCCTCTATCATCGCCAGCAAGGACAGATTGGTATCGTATACAGTATCATTTCTATAGTTTACTCTAAACACATTCAAACTTAGATTGTTGTCTATGACATCAATAAGAGGATGAACATAGTCTGTGCCATGGGTAAGTGAATTTCCTGATGCAGGAACAAATGGAAGTATGATATGCCCATACGAGAGGGTGTACCCAGTAGGATCTGAATATCCTGTCACTCCAGTAAAACCAATCGTATGCCTAACAATATTCCTAACTCCAATTTCGGCGCGATCAGAAAGTATCGGTCCTGTCAGACCAAAGGTTAGATTAGATACACGGGTTACTGTTCCAGATATGAAGTCTTTGCTTTCTGCGTAGAAATCAGATGAGTCGGGAACTCCATTGAAATTCAACATGAAAGCAGTCTGAGAGTTACGAGTAAATCCAGAAAATTGAGGGATTGATAGAGTTCCACTTCCATATGGAAGGAATCCATAAGTAGTGAAGATTCCTCCCGTACTTGAGGATTCAAGAACTCTAAGCGAGTCAATATATCCAGAGAATGCTTCGTTTCCTGCGCTATCGCATCCTATTCTTATTCCATCCCCATATCTAAACTCTGGAAGACCTGTAAGAGTAACTCCTTCAGTAAAGACATTTCTTCCATTGAAGTAACCAGATATTAGATATCCAGTACCTGATGGAACATTCCTAATCACGGCAACTGCTGCATGATGCCACATGTTTAGTGTCATTCCAGCAGTATTCACTATATTTCTAGAGTAGTTGTATCCTCCTGCGCTTGCTCCGGTTGTTCCGTAGGATTGCCATGCAAACTGAAGGAATCCAGCCGAACTGTCATAGCCAATCTTCCAATTTGCCGATGCTCCAGCAGCACCCTTCTGCATGATGGTGAAATTTGAACTTGCTGATGTGGGGTAGAAGAAAAACTCCATTGCATAGGAAACCGTAGCATTTGCTCCGAGTGTATTGTGTGGAGCAGTATATCCAGCATAGTTGTTCTTGCTTATGTTTGTCACTAGCAGACCACCACCAGTGTATCCAAGAACACTCTTCGTGAACTTACCTGATGCGCTTCCAATCCTTACTTGTGCAGTAGAGTGAATTGGTCTTGTACTCGCATCGGTTGCATTATTGAATGCCGTTACTTTGGTGACATCCTGATAGACTCTATCGCCTTGGTTGAACTGCAAATTCTGATTATTTACAACAAGAACAACTTCAGTTCTTGGATCATATTGAGTTGATCGTTGATCCCCTCCAGAGATTATAAAATTAACTCCGTCTATACTGGATATGACTTCATCATCTGATCCTGCAATCCTATCGGTAAGAGCAGTAGATATGATCGTCTCATCAATGAAGGCAAAAGCCTTCGGGTTTTGAAGAACTATATCCTTCACCGCATAATTTGTTGACGGATATGACTCCTTGGATATGGAGGTGATCTTTCCTGTTGAATCAAATGTGCATATTCTGTATGCCATGTGTCTATCCTATTAAGTGGATGTTATGAGATCAAATATGGAGAAATCACCCGTTAGACCTCCACCGAGACCAGTGTTTCCAGAAGCGTCCTCTGGCTTAAACATGAATGGTGGGGGTTTTACAGAAGCATAGCAGTCTCTTCCTCTTGAAATTACAGAAAGAAGACCTGTTGGAGAAAGTGTGGAGGCTTGCACAACACTTGATGTGACAATGTTGCTGTAGTCCACTGAATGACTGAACGGAACAAATCTATAACTTGCCGCAGGATTTCCCAGTATGTTTGCTGCTGCGGTACCCGTCACCGATGTTGATATCTGAGACCATACAAAATTCAATGGCTTTGACTCAACTCTTTGTCCAGAGAATCCTGCACTGAGAGTTCTTCCCGTCAATGAGAAGGAAACATTATCACAATACGAGTTGTTGATGCTACGGAAATGGGTGGGAGTTGGAAGGACATTCATGCTATTGAAGTTGAAGGTGGTGCTTTCAAAATCCACTGGCATGAACGATGAGTTGTGATTTGTCTCAACACCAAATCTAAGTGGGAAGACAGATGCACTTCTGACAGCATTTATGCTTGAGGAATTTGAACAGAGGAAATTTGTATCGCATTGTGTGGATACCGAGCCTCGAATTATCGCAGAAGAAGAATACATGATGGCAACTCCCCTCTGTGCTATAAGTGCTGCACATGAGGTCAAATCTGCCGATGAATCTTTAATGCTTGAGAATGCATTGCTTCTGCTTAATACAGCCACCGATGAATTGCAACGCATACTTGACGAGTTCCATGCCAGATAGGCATGACCAGAGACCACCTGTGTGCTAACTATCTCATATTGATAGGATGTGGTTGCAAACGATCCCTGATTTACAACCGTTACGGGATATGGAAATCCTGCTGCCAGAGTTGTGTAGTTTGTCAGTGACTCATCCGCTATATCAAGCGAAATGTCATACTGATCCAATGCTCCAGATGTTGTGGATGTTATAGTTGACATCTCTAGTTTCCATTACCTCTGAGTTGTTGGATCGCCGCCCTCGGCAGCACCGACACGAACTGCGATCTGTAGTAATTTTTCCCTTGCATTCCAATCCCAAACTGTTCCTGTTATTTTTCCATCTGGAGTCGCAAATGTCTGACCAGGGATGAACGAATCATCCTGCAATGTGACTCCAGAACTCTTCATACGAATTGAGACTATTGATTGACCAACAAATCCTGCATAGCATCTTTCTGTTACCATTGAAGAGTTGTTGTATGCTGAATAGGCAGCGGAGCCAACTCCTGTACATACACTTCCTGTGGTCAGCAATGTTGATCCACTATTTGCCACAATACCGAAAGAACAATTTGATGCTGCTATCTTTCCAAGAGAACATCTACTGTGATTGTCGCAATATACCGCAGTATGAAAATTTGCAATTCCAACATTGCTGCAAAGACCGATTCCAAGTCCAATAGGTTCATTCGGAACATACTGACCTAGTCTAGAGTTTGATGAATAAATTGCCATCTTATTACTATATCCGTCGATAGATGACGAACCGTTCGAGATCATGTTATAGTGGTAGTACATGTCTTTTCCATCAAAGAATATGTTCTTGATTTTTCTAAGACCAGAGACATTGATAGAAAGAATATTTCCAAACCTACGGAACACAGTAGGAAGAATCTTAACCGTTATAGTATTGGAGTTGTTTGTTCTCCATTCAGCAGAACTTCCGATTCCAGTATTGGAGATAGACGACCAGTGGTTATAGTTGTTTCCAAATTGGATGGTGTCATTCAAGACTGACTCCACCGTTGGACCTGAGCAAGTATAGAACCCGAGTGAGGTTCCAGTCAACTGTTGGAAATTAAAAGATGCAGTCGAACCCGCAGTAGTTCCAATCGGATATGTTATTCCGATGAAATTTGCGGTTCCTCCTGATGGCATTCCACTTGTGTTTTGTTTGCCATAGTAACCAACAGGAACGCTGCTTATGAAATGCCCTCTTGCAGGATTTGCCGTGGTGAACCATGAATTTGTTTGCGTCTCGGATCTGTCAGAGGCATTTCCACAAATACCTGATGTATACTGAACATTGTTCTGTGCGTTTCCGTACATTCTACCGTTGCTCAGGCTTGATGCCGACACGGGCAGACACATCCAGTCATCTCTTATGAATGATTCAACAGAAATACTTGGAGAAGTCACTCCTGTTACCGATTCTAATCGGTGGCAACCAAGTACAGATGCTGTTCGAACTATGTTGTTTCTGGGGTGAGCAGGAAAAGATGAATAGAAACTGATTGGATTGTATGAATCATCGTAGACTAGATTGTAATCCTCTACCACTACACCATAACCAGGCGTAAGTGTTGTTATGGCATTTGATGAATCTATCTCAACAAATCCGCTAGTGTCGTTCGGCTTGACACAGTTGAAAATCATTCCATGTCTTACTGTGGAATAAAAGTTTGCGAGTGCAGTCGAAGTAAAACCTTGCGTATTGTATGAATCAACATATCGAAGAATGAGCGTCTCTGGTTCTGCTCCTACGATAGCGATTCTTTCTCCCTCTGGATGATTGATAGCAACATCATCAATGAAGTCATATATGCCTCTGGCGAAATTTATGGTAACGAAACCAGATTCACTGATGTACTTATCCTTCAGATAGTTCATTGCGCCAGCAAGCGTCTTAAATGGGCTTCCAGGATCCAATCCCGTATTGAAAATATCAACTCCATCATTGGAGACATAAAGAGAAAGATGAGTCGTAATAGCGACTCTATCTCCGCTTGGAGCGACCAATGTGTGTGCTGAAAATTCTGCCATCTATTATTCCTTTATATCGCGGTTCCGCCACCATACATGACTATGTTCAAAAAATCGAATGAATCACTGTTTGTTGCACCAATAACATCAAAGATGCGAACACCAAATGTATAGCCACCAGTTGTACCATAAGGATTTGCAACAAGAACAGGACCAAATGCGTTAGTGCTGCTCTGTTTTGTGACTGTAGCCTCAACTATGTATTTCGATGCCTCGGTTGTTATTCCACCAACATCATTGAAATAGTTGTGAGTAAACACATAGTTTCCTGATCCTATTCGCTGAACTCCCCATGCTCCATAAGATATATCAACTGTTGCTCCTGCACCGGGAGTTGTCATTCTAGCCCACTTCTTTGCGGTGTTCTTGGCAAGAACTGCACCACCGCTTGAAGGACCGAGTTTGAGCAACTTGGCATAGGAATCCTTACGAACCTTGATTATCCAAAGCATGACAACATGCTGCGGAACATTGTTGTGTGGAAGATTTGCACCAACATCAGTCATGGTTCCCGACACCGTTGGATTTAGAGTGTTTGTATTTACTGAAATGGTTCCCACTACGCCATGGGTGTGCAATCCTTCTTGTGATGACTTTCCAAGTGTCGGAAGAATGCCAACAGGAGATTGCTTTAGTCGATAAGACCTTTGCGCTCCATCGCTAAATGCTTGTTGTGCAATCACGCTTGCCTGAGTCAAATCAGGATCACCGAGAAAAACATCAGAATCTCCAGCAATAAGATGGAAATGACTTCCACTTTCTGTTGTTGACAGATTGAATGTAGTTTGAACTTGTCCCGATATTACAGAAGTCAAGGACAGATTGTGCTTATGTGCTGGCAACTGATCGATAGTGAGAGTGTGTTCTTCGGCACCACCATATATTCCAAGATCATAGGGGTTGAATGTCGTGTTTTCAGCACCACCGATGGTCTTTGAATCACCGACAACAAACCTTGATCTCATGTCGGGCTTTCTGAACTGAGTCTTTGAGCCAGCACTAGAAACTGTATATGTTGCATTCTGTATGGTAGTTGCATTTCCATTAGTTATTTGCAAATTATGAAATGTGTTGTCTACAGTTACAGGCTCAACCAATACATCAGCATTGCTTATGTTTCCATTAGTTTCAAGGGTTCCACTCAGGATAGTGCATCGGAATGAACTGCTTGGGGATGAAATGAAGAATGTTGAGTTGACTATGCTTGCTGGATTTGATCCGCTGTTCTTGGTCAAAGAAACTGGTGACTGCACGAATCCATAAAGACTTCCACTCTTAAGAGCAGAGAAAAGATCAGAATAGGTGGTCGTACTCAAAAAACCACCATCACATAGTTCCCAGCCAGCGGGTATGTTTGCAGTCGATCCTGCGAAGGCACTCACCGATCCAACAGGCTGTACATCGCTAAGATCAACAGTTGAGTCACCTGTGATTTGTGTTCCAATGGTATTGATCACAACACCATCGATTGTACCGAGTGGAGATGGGGAAGAATCATAGAGTGTTCCCGATACCACCATCACAGGCTTTATGATGCTTCCCTGATTTGATGGTGGAGAAATAGTTAATTTTCCTGCCTGTGTATCAGAAAGATAGAATACTTGTGCTGTCGTTGCTCCTGCGACGGAAAATATTGAATCTGGTAGGCTTATCTCTCCAGAGTAAACTATAGTCATCTCATTATTGTTTAGAGTCTCAATTACGCCCAATATCATTGAGTTCTCTGGAGTATCTGCCCTAGCCAGAAGATACTTGTCGCTCAGGGCATCATATCTCACTACATCTCCAACCGAAAATGGATTTCCGGTGGTTATGCCCGCGATGTTAATCTTGTTTTTAACTGATCGAACATCAGCCAGAACGATTGGATCGAATGCACTAGTTCCCATTGTTATCCTCTTTTATAGTTCCGATTCCACTTGATAGTGAATATTGATTTCTGTTGTTCCTGTTCTACTTGCACGGAATCCATTATTTCCATAGGTAAGACCTGTAAAGGTTACTGAAGCATTGTTCAAAAGTGATACTGTGGAAGACGATCCATTTCTAATAGGAACGGAATATCTTGGAGATATGACGGTGGTATTAACTACAATTGAATCTTGACTTGAACTAAATGAACTTGTTAAGTTTCTAAATGGAACAGAGTTTGATGTGGTCTGATAGTATCTCATGCATCTATTCAACTCAGTCTGTGGATCGGGATCAAAGAATGGGGTTGCTGCCATTCCTTCCTCAAGTTGAACCTGTGCTATCTGTATCTTGTAGTTTGCTGCGCCAGGGATATTTGGATCTATCGCGCTGGCTACATCCTTGCCCGCGAATGTCGTTCCTGCCCGAAGATAGAATCTTATCTCAGGACCATCATTTCCATTAAGCCCAACAACTCCACCATTTGAATCGGGGAGAGTGAATGTGTGGGTGATCTTTGTCCATCTATCGGCAGGAATATCAAACACAGGACCAGCCACTCTCTGCATTGAGGTCAATCCATCTGGAGCAGTTCCACCACCAAAGTCCCTGCGGAACCCAACTCCGAGTTTTGCTCTAGAATCAGATGCCTTGGCATAGAATGATATAGTTGCAAATCCGGATGGCAGATGCTCTATTCCTTCCACTCGTTGAAATAGATAAGTCTCGCTATTTGCGCCGTATCCACCAGTTCCCACATCAAACTCAAGTGCATATTTCGAGTATACATTGCTGTTAGGAAGTATTCCTAGAGGCAGTGCCACTCGATTTACCTGCACGGATAGTTTGTCTGCATTGGATGCTCCGCTGTTAACAAGTTTCCATCTGTCGGCACAGTACCTATCAGCATCTGCTGTGGTCTTGTATGAGAATGTGGTTCCTCGCTGCCATATATCGAAGTTTCCGTTTATCAACTTGTTGCGGAAACCAACAGTTCCTTCTGTTATTGCAGTTGAAGTGGATACGGCACCAGGCGTGCTGTTGACTATGCCGACATAGTTCTGCACAATAGCGGTGTTTGGGCTGATGGCGACGAGCATGGGCTTTCTGACAGATCCTATGCCGATTGGAGGGGTATCAGTCAACTTTCCTGGATTGGTCGAAAGATAGTAAACCATTCCTGGAGAAAGAGTGCTTCCCATTCCTGCCAAATCAATAAACCCTGATATGGTGAGAAGAGATGAAGCCGAGTTCCCACCATAAGATGTCTTTGATACGACTCCAAGTGCTTCTGCAAACTCTGGTCCTGATGCATTTGCTTTGACATACGAACCATATGGTCTGCTTGCCGATGTGACTCCCTCTTCAAATCTGACTACATCTCCCACGGTAAAGAAATTAGGATTGTGGTTGATTATGATTGTGGATGCTGCCAGTTTAGAATGAAGAGTATCTATATTGGCTATTTTGTTGCCCACATAGTTCATTACCATCGCTTTATTTGAACCCAAGGCATACAGAATAGGTTTTCTAACTTCATCCGTGTTTGAAGGAGAGGTCTTTGTTATTTTTCCTGGCTCAGATGCGGACAGAAAATAGAATTCTCCGGTTCCAAGTGAAGTAGCCGCATCGGAAGATGCTATCACTGACGAGAATGTTCCACCCACATACCCAAGAAGATTGACATCAACTATCTGTGCAGAAGAATTGACACCCACCGCTATTCCTATAGATTCTGCATTGTTGACATTGTTTGCCTGTGCTAGTGTCAATCCACCAGTAATAGGATCATGCCTCACCACAGAGCCAAATGTTATTCCTATGGCTGATATATTAGTTACAGAGGTAAATCTTTTTATAAGAGACGAATCTATCATTCTTGAAGATCCATCGCTCAAGAAGTTGATGTTCGTATAGGTAAGACCTGGATTTGCAAATGATGTTTGCAAATCAACTGTTATGCCAGTTGCGTAGGTGTTTATTCTTAGAGATGATGCAGGAGTAGATGCAGATCCCTCAATGAATCTAAAGGTGTTGTTGTTGGAGTAAAACCTTGCATCTCCTGTGAATGCAAGGGCATCACTGATTCTCCATGCAGGATATGCTCTACTTCCTTCAGTCTCTTTCCATAAGAAATACTTGTTTCCCGATGATCCAGCAATGATGAGACCACCACCACCAGCCGTTGTTATGACAGTATCATTTGTTCCACCATCACTCGCTCCCACAGCACCAAGAACTAGATTATAATCATCTATGGTGACGAGATTGGTGTTTACTGTGGTGACAGTTCCATTGAAAGTTATGTTTCCTGTGAATGTGTGGTTTCCTGGAACAGTCTCTGCCAGAAAAACAGTTGCAACTCCATCGCTTGCAAGGGATATTCCTATGCCTGTATTCCCTGCCAAAGTATACACTTTGATGCGATTAAGTTTGTCGATTACCTCGTCATTCGTCAACTTATACCATTCATAGAATGTGTCTGACAGCGTCAGCGGCGGAATAATGTAGTTACTGTTTGCTGGAGTCGTCATTTCAGTTTCTCAATGCTAGTAGTTCTGATACCATTCTCTTTAGGTTATTTATCTCGTTTTCCATGAGATGCATCTTCTCCTCAACCGCTCTTTCACGAAGAATCTCCGATTCTTTTTCTCGGTTGTTGAAGAACAATGCCCCTGTCTTTGAATCTCTAATGTAGTCTTTCATTTGAGTGCTATCATTCTGAGGTTCTTTATGGTTGGAACCTTGGACTTGTCGGTGGAATACATGCAAATCTTCACCGAGAATGTATCAAATGATTCATATGACATCAGGTTATGTGTGAAGGAAATCTCTCGGAAATCATTTGGGTTCAATGAATAGGTCGTGTTTCCACCCACGATGAACTCGTTGATGTCTCCATCAGCCATCAGCACATAGGGCTGATCATTCACCGTGGCGTTCAGTTGACTTGAGTTGAACATTCTTGCATACACTCTTACAAAGGTGTCTTGTGGAATGTTTGCATCCATGATTACCTTTAGTTCATTGGCATTGCTGCCAACAGGTAGAGTCACCTTCTTGCTTATGTACCGTGCAGTCGAATCGGTGACTCCAGATGTAGATGACAACTCGCGTGTGTTGTCTCCACTTCCGTTGATCAGGTTCTCAACCACCACGGCGGATGTCCTATCCATGTCTATCATGAATGTCGATACAGTTGTCTGCACTATATTCGGGGTGATCACCAGATCAAATGATTCCGAATCTGTGAGAACATATGTTTTTGGTAGATACAGGTTCCTGTTTGGAACTGCATCATATGAGTCAGAGCCAAGTCTAACCTTTGTGCTTACAGACACTCCTGGAGGAGTGAACGCAAAGACAACTGGTTGTACTAGATTAATAACACTGTCAGCAGCCTGATCAACATGCTCAAGTATGATGGTGCTGGCGGTGAGTTGAGCAAATGCACATCTGTTCAACTTGAACATCAGATCAGTGCTTGTGTCTGCCTGTGGCTCTGCGCTATTCTGCGGCTTGAACAATGCACCACCCGCAAATGTGGTGGATATGCGCTCATCTGTTATGATGTCAAGTTCACCGATGTTCGCTGCAAACAGCGAGTAATTGGATGTGTTTGACTTGACGATCAAACCATATGTTCCCGGTGCAAGATAGACTGGCGACGAGAACTTGAAATTGGTAGCCTGTGGGGAGTTTGCGTTTGCTGTGATTCCAGAAGGATTCTTTACCACCGTGCTGAACGGAATGATGACGGATGAGTTGGGAACACCATTGACAGTTGGGCATAGTTCCGCTGTGATCGGTAGATTCGAATCCTTTGTTGCAATGTATAGATCCACACTGTCGATGTAGATTCCATTTGGATATGAGGAATCCGATATCTCAAATGTCTGCACAAGAGGATCAATCCACTGATTGTAGGTTGAGGTGTTGATGTTCTTCTGTGGATACAGAGGATTAGATACGATCTTGCTGCTGTTTGGAGTCTTCTTCCTTATCTCAGCAGAGCGAATCGAATATACCCCATTGTATTCATCTTCCTTGATTCCACTGCAACGATAGGTGGTTTCGGCAATCGTGGTGGCATTTTCTATGATGTTGTTGGCATCATCAATGATCCGCAGTATCTTCTCACCAACCTCAAACATTCCTTCTGGAAGTTCCATAGTGACATTGAGAAGAGAACCATCAAGTTCATTGGTCGTGAATGGACCAGCCTGATTGCCAATCTTGCAATATTGATTGACATTGACATTGTCGAAGAAGACATGAACCTCAACCTTTGGCTTCAAGTTGTAGACATTGAATGTGATAGTGTTTCCGCGAACCAAGGGAACAACACTCTTGTTGACTATGGTGTTTGAGGAAACCTCGGTGTAGAAGTTCTTCTTTCTGAAGTCTGCAAGGTACTTGCTCTTTATCTTGTCAAGAGAACTTGTGAATCTCTGTATTCCATAGGTGGAGGCAAATAGATCATCTACAGGCTTGATGTTCTTTTTAGTCCTGGGCTTGGAGAAGAAATCGGCATTCTTCTGCGACTCGGCATCTGTCAACTCGACGGATATTCCTGTCCACAGACTTTCCCAATCGTTCCACTGGCTCCCATATCCACGGGAGCCATTCATGTTGCTGACCAACCACGCATCATTCACATTGTTCTGATTGCTCTTGATGATTGGTCTCTCGGTTCTATCAAACCAGTTGTCCGCAGAAGGAGTGATCTTGATATTGCCAACCCAGTTCGGAAGATTGAACGGATTTACCTTAATCGATACACTTGCCTTCTCTTGAGATATGATCGGAGTGGAAAACTTTGTATAGTCGGAGCATAGTATGTTGTCTGATGTAAGGGTTATTCCCTGACCAGATCCGCTGTAGACGAACTTATAGCAGTTTGCATTGAATGATGGCTTGAGTTCGCCCTTCTCAAGATCAATGGAGCAGCGGTGGTCTCTATCGGCAACATCGGCAATCGAATGACCATCGAATGTATCGACAAGAATAGCCTTCTTGATTCCTGGCTGACCAAGTGCATTGTTTATTGTTCTTGAGGCAACATCAAGTTCAAGTTCATTGAGGACTGCGAACTGCTCAAGATCATCGACTCTCTTCGATATATTCCCAATATCCTTCATGGTGTATCTGGAGTTTCCGATGTTGTCTGACTTCACATCTCCAGCATTGTAGGTGTAGGCAGGAATGCTCATCACGAACAGTGTCATTGAATCTCCAAGATCCTCTGGAACTATTGGAGAGTCGCTTGGAACTCCCTCCACTCTCTGAAGAGTGGTGATGTCTCCATCATTTGAGATGTTGCGAGAGACAACTATCTTGTCTATTCTTGGAAGATATGCATCATGGGAATGCCTCACGCTGAGTGGAGTGGGGACTATTCCATTTACATAGGATATGATCGGTCTATTGAAGATAATCGATGCTGTAGTTGATGTCGCAGATCCCTCCGTTGCTCCACTTGGAGCATAGCCAACGATCTTTGCGACATATCTGTAGTCCACGGCATTTGCAAGGTTGAGACTCTTCTCGGTGGTTGGACTGATGTACACTGGTATGTTGTCATATGAGATTCCACCATATGACTCTTTGAGGAATGGTCCGTATCCAGAGTGCTGGAAGTATGAGTAGGTTACGGTGAGTATAAACTCAGATCCCGTGTACTTGCTGAAGTATTCTGGCTTAACATATATCCTTGCAAGATCATACACGGAGTCCCTTTGTCCGTTGTCAAACAAGAACTCGTTTGTAACATCAGAGATGTCTTCATTGGTTATTGATAGTATCGAATGAACATCAGAGTAGTTTAGGACAAAATACATTTCCTGTATTGATCCTGCCGAGTTTCTCTTGATGACTCTCTTGAATGTGTTTATGGTGTCCATGCTTCCCGCTATGTTCTCGGTATAGGATGGAACCAAGATTTTGTTTCTTATCTTTGTAGCGGGATCAGTTGCTGAGGATATGGCTATGCTGTTATTTTTCGCCTTTCCGACAAGATAGTATGATCCAAATGGAAGTTGGCTTGTTATTACGATTGTATCACCATCTCCACTGATTCTTCCCCTTGCAGTAATCTGACCAGAAGGGAGTTGTGTGGACGGAGAAACTATCTTTATGACTGTTCCTATTGGAATGGTTGCAGTCTGATTGTTCACCGTCGAGGCATAGACAAGGTAGTATCCATCATCACCCTGCAACAAATAGTCGGTTCCAGTCGGAACAAATCCACCCTGAGAACACCAATCGAACTCAGAACCAAGCCCAAGTGATATTGATGGGTTCACATTTGCACTATCCACGACAAAACTGCGACTGACTTCATGAACATATGATAGATTTCTGACAGACTTAACCACCGTAGATGGCTTGTTTCCATTCAACGGATATATCAATGACTGTGCATCAATTCCTGTTATAATCGGAAGAACCGAAGGATTTGCAGAACCATTTCCCGATCTCTGATTCGTAACATCCCCAAGCAACTTATATGAAACATTTGTTCTTGGATCGAACAGATATAAGTTCATGATGTAGGATACATCTGTTGGTGCAGTGGTATTGATATAGGATATGTCGCTAAGATAGGCACGGAAGGACATCGTCCCCCCCTGTGTTCCATATAGACCATCATCACTCTGCATTCTCAGAAGTCTTGCCGAAAACACCGCATTTGACAAGTCTGGTCCTGTAGACGGACCAGTAGCACCGTATACTATTGGTGCAGTGGTGTTGTCTCCAATTCTAACGCTTGTGAATATGGTATTGAACTGCGTGAACAAATCCGTAGGATTGTACTTTCCTACGATGTATGCTCCATAGTAGTTGTCAACTCCATAATCATTATATTGTGCTATTGTTCTAGCCTTTGGAATATCAACTACATCCTTAAACTTGGTCTCGTATTCATAACCAAAGACATAAGCCTTTCCTGATCCAATATCCGCAAAGAAAGTATTTCCCGATCCGTCTCGGAAAGACACATCAAACGGCTTGACGATGTAGTTTCCGCTCTCATCAAAAGTCCTCTGTGCAAAGAGACGGATTAGGTCTGAATACTGTGTATCCTCAACCTTCTTGGTGATGTTTCCACTGCTGTAGGTAACAAGTTCGATGAAATCCCGATTTGTGCTGTTCTCAACAAACTTAAGTGACAGGTTTATCTTGTAGCGGTGCGAGCCAGGAGCATTGTAGTTGTAACTTCCGCTGGCTGGATCCTTTAGCGTATAGTCATCAGAATCTGTGACGATTACTGACTGTACATCGAATCCCATTATACCTGTTGGGCTTCCGAATTTTCTTATTCCATTCGATACATTGTATGCTGGCTCAAACTGATTCTCTGTCTTAACAAAGAAACCATCGATGTAATAGATGCCTTCATTAGTACCAACAACCTTGCATGTTCCTGTGTGTGGAATGTTTGGATTGGTGCCAGGTGCAGTCTGCACATTTATCACAATATCTGGATTGGTGCTTTCAATGGTGGTGGATGGAGAAAATTCGCCGCCTGTCAAATATGTGACTACAGCAACACCGTAGGGATCTTCTTCATATTCCTTTGGCAAGTAGTCAACTACCCTTGCCCTGACTAAGATGTTTCCAGAACCATCGCGTTGAATTAGATCGTAGCCAACGACATCATCATGAGACAAAGTTCTGATGGGGGCATTTGATGTAGTGGGCAAAAGCCGTATGAATGACAGTGTCTGTGTGGAAATCTCTCCACCAAGTATTCTGGAACCATCCTTGAATACATGGTTTCCAAATCTCTCAATCTGATTCTGTAGAATCGTCTGTAGTTGAGTCAGTTCCCTTGATTGAACGGCATAACCAGGACGAAACAGCATCCGAAGAAACTTCTTGTCCTCATTGAAGTCATCGTAGTATGGATTTACATTGAACAGTGTTGGATCGTAAGAAGGCATCTATGCTTGCTCCTAGAAGCCAATCACAATCTTGAATTCCTCAGATTGCTCGGCATTTCTCTCTACAGGTCGTACATTTTCTATGTATAACAACTCTCCAGAACCTACCCTAACTTCAGGTTGCTGTATGGATGTTATGCTTACAGTAGTAAGGCTTGTTTCCGCAGTTGAACCATATGGTATGAAAGACAGGCGATCAGTTGAGTTGAAGGAACCGGTCAAATTGGTGAGATGAATGGTTCCAGTCGTTCCGCTTCCGTTTGAAACAAAGAAGTCAACGATATCTGCGGTAGTCAATTTAAGTGTTGTTGAATCCGTTTGCTTTAGTTTTCCATCGATGCAGTTTGAACCTGCAATTTGTCTATCGATGAAGGAACCGGATGTCTGCAAGTTCATCCTTGTAGTTGCTCTGTATTCTCCAGCATCATCCACCTGTGTTGGGACGAATTGAGAAGATGCGAGCCTCCCATAGTTTTCATTTCCTCCAAATGTCAGGAACTCACTTCCACTATTGGTTCCCCGAACATATTGACCTAACATCTCTCCATGTTCCTGATCAACATCAATTATGCTTGATGCTGTAAGTCCAGAGGCTGATCCGAAAGAAATGTTGAGTGCAGACTGAAATGCTCCAAACGATGTATCGATGACAATCGTTCCCTCTGACATGTCATATGTTCGAACCTTTCCTTGAGCAGTTAGGGTAAACCCTTGGTTAGAAACATATTGATATGCATTGTCTCCTGTTGCCAATGGAGATGATGGAGTATAGGTTGAGTCAAAATAAACTCTGGTTGCAAGTGAGTTTGGATTTGAGAACCTAAAGTTTCCAGAAACATCAGTCAAATATATCCTGTAGTAGTCTGACCCAGATATCCTCTCCGAACCAAGTATTCTTGCAGTAGAGTTGGTTTCTCTACCTATGATATAGTTACCAACAGGGAATGTTGTGGAAAGATATGTGTCTTTCTTTGATGGTTCCTTCTTAATCAGAGCATTCAAAGAAAGCACTTCCTCACTACCAGCAAGGGTAAGCCCACCATAGAGCAGTGGATTCTTAATAATTCCAAACTGCCTATAGTCATTTCTTGTGGAAATTTTCCCACCTTCAATACTTTCAATGTCCACGGCAATCATTAGATCTGAAGAACCAAGTTCTTTGACTGCATTAGCACCATGTCCAATTGGTATGGACAGGCTTGCAGTCATCGTGTTATTCAGTTGTAGTACCCCCGCTCCGATGTCCCCGCTAGTCGCTTCAGAAACAACTCTTGGTTTGGCATATGTAAAGTTTATTCCTGGCTTTATCAGATTCAACCCAAATATCTTCTGACCAGAGGTTGTAATTGGAACCACCACAGCATCGCTTCCATCTCCATCAACAACAATATATGGAACAACCTTTAGCACACTGTTTCCAGGAACCAATGTTCTCTCTATCGTTGGGTGAACATTTGCATAGTGATAACTTGATCCCGATCCCGCCTTATGGAAGTTTATGATTCTGAAGTATTGACCTATTCCATTTCCAGAAACCACATGAATTGCGTAGTCGTTTAGATATGAATTGCCCTGATCAGAGGGTACTTCTCCAGCAACATCGAATGTAATATACGACGATCCTGCCAAGTTCGCTGTTCTTCCAGTATCTGTGAAAAAGGAAGGAACATTGGTGCAGAACTTAGTTCCTCTGAATGTCTTTGAAAATACAGGGCTTATTGTGGAGTCGATTGAGATGCGATCAATAGATCCTGCCTTTGCCTGACTCTCCACCAATCTTTGATCCGCGGATTTTTCATCGGCTATGAAAACTGGAATGTATTCAAGGGTTATGAATCCAAGATAGTCCTCTGGCACGGTATAGATGTATTTCCATGTATATCCGTCTGCAAGTGTAATTGGACTAGAAGACTTTCCCGTTGGCATGATTGAAGAGGAAACAGTTCCTGCCTTCAAGCACTTATAGACATTGTATTCTCCAGTCATAACATAGTATGCTTTACCCACCATGTCTGTTGTCTCAGAATACTCATCATAAAAAGTTCCACTAGTCCAGTCTCGTCTTGGAATAACAATTCTAAGATTGTCTGTGGTGATCCTCTTCATGAACAAGATGCTTCTCATAGCATCGTATACGCTTCTAGTAGACTCGCGAATTGATGGCGGATTTGAATCGCTCTCGGCAATGGTTGTCGTTGCAGCATCATCCTCGTATGGCAGAACCTTACTTACGAAGAAGTAGTACCTGTTGCTTTCAGATAGATTTCCCTTGATCATTTCGATCAAGTCTGTTTTCATTGATGTCTTTAGAGCGATGTTTGCCATATTAGTAGTTCGGTGATGTCAAGTTGGTGCCTTCTATCAAGCCATATTCGTTGTTTGTGCCTGTGATTCCAGCATAAGGTGTTCCTGCTGCATTTGAATGGAAATGATATCCTATTGGCATCTTGAAGAATGGATTGAGTGCTATTGCTCCAAAAGAGGCTCCAGGTCCACACAATCCATTCCAAACACCGGTTAATCCATATATTGATCTGGTGTTTGGGTGATGATGTACACTCCAATAAGGATAACTAAATCCCTTCGCTTCTATGTATCCCTCAACGCTTCCACTTGCACCAAGAGGAAGTCCGAGTGTCTGATGAGTCGAACCATCATTTTCCACTACTATTCCCGTACCAAATCGAATCCTGTCTATCGTGGCAGTAAATCCAGCCGTTGCTGTACGCATTGTGAGGGTAGCACCCTCAACAAATCCATCTCCATACAGAGTTCCAGCACTGGCAAGATTAAAATCGATCATATTCAGCAGGAGAACACCATAAGTTGCTCCACTATTGAGTATTCTAAATTCAAATACACTCCCACTTATTCCTCGGTTCGAAGAACCACTTGCACCAACAAAAGTCCATATTGCAGAACTGCTAAAAGTTGTACCAGCAACTCTTGGTGTGACAAATAGTTTTCCTCCGCTCTGCCCATAGTTCTGAGTGGAACTGAACACCTGTCCTCTAGGATTGAATCCATTGGGGTATTTTGAGAACAGATCGGCAGTAGTACCCATCCTGTAAGGGGTATAGTGTCCGATGAATGGAATCTCATATCTCTGCATCTCCGAATGGAACGGCAGAGAATCTATGATGTTCCGTTTGATCAATATCTCACCAAACATCTTGAAGCCTGCTGGGTGTATGAGTTTCTTGTATAACTCCTTGTATCTGGCAAGCGATATCTCGCTACGGAGGACATAGGAGTATTCCTGATAGTAATCAGAGTCAAACAATCTTGTAGTCGAACTCAACTTTCCCTTGTTGCCAAAATAGTAACCAGGGTAGTATGTAATCCCCCCAACTTTTGCGATCACTCTTGCCGTTCCATTGCCCGTGTTTGACACAACATTCAAACTAGGTGCTGTAGAATAGCCAACTCCAGAATCACCGACTCTGATCTCCCTTATCCTGCCATCAAGATCGACCACCCCAACAGACAAGAAAAGATTCAATCCATCTCCTGATGCGGTTATTCCTATAGGATCTCCCACCTCATAGCCGAGACCACTATTGACTATTTCAAATGCAGACACGACAGGATAGACGGTCTCTGATAGAGTGGTCGATCCTTTCTTGACATATATCTTTGAGTTCGGCAGGAAGTTTCCCGTTACATTCTTGAGAAATATCTCCGTGACAGGATACTGCTGAACCGAATACTGTATGACATCCGATACAGTAGCATAGGAAAGTATGTTTCCCGTGACAGGATCGATCTGATAGACCTGTTCCCCTATCATTCCAAAGTTTGCAGTGCCGCCCTCGCTGGTTGTCTTGATCGATATGCGCTCTATCCATTCACCAGCAGAGCATTTCAATATATCCTTGGCGGGATACTTGATCTCCATAGATGTGTTATAGATGAGACGAAACAGGAACCTAAATCCCTTCTCCGTTCCCTTAGATCCATAGAACTTTCTTGCATTCTTGAGAAAGTTAGCCTCACTAACGATATTTCCATTGGAGTCGGTGGCAAGCCTTGACGGAAAGTTAGCAAGATACATCGAACGAAAGTTTTCAGTGAACAAACCTATGGTTTGATCTATGTCAGTATGTTCAGTGAATGCATCGATGATTCCAAAGGCATTCTGATACTGCTCAAGCCACTCATAGTATGCCTCGACAAATCTCCGAAATGTCTCATGATCCTTGTTTATGAAATCTGGAACCTGATCTACGATGAGATTGCTAGGACCAAGCCTCTTTATGACACGCGGTGTCTCCTCCGACAACGATATGCTCGTTATTCGGGGAGCGGCTTCACCGCCTGAGTTTAGAAGGAGTGGTAGTTGCTGTATTCCCATCAAATGTTCCTAGTGGCAGAGTCCCTTAGATCGATCATTATCGAATCTGCAATCGTTTCATCGACAAGCAATATCTGATTTCTCTTTGGGACTATGTCATATCTCTGATCGGGAATGACTTCCACTCTGATGTATGGGAAGTTTCCGCTTATGGATGGATTGAATGATATGAGGTTCAACCTACCAGTTGAATAGTCTATGGAACCGATGGAATCTCGCACTATGGTCTTTGTTCCAGCAATGATGCTGTAAAGGACTAGGGTTCCGTAGCCGTCATCCTCAACAAAGCATTCGCGTGAGACATTATCACTATCCCTGTGCATGAATGTGTTTGTCTTGACAATGCTCTCTGCACCATCGGAAACATGACTTAGTGCCGTTCCATAGTCAAGGACATAGTTTCCCACACCCGCCAATGGAACGATCTTCTTCATCAATCTTGTAGTCAATCTATTGCTGACGATGTTGTTGCTAGCCAGATCGATCTGCCGTGAAAGAACGGAATATCTGAAGGCATTTCCAAATGTCTCAAGTGCCGCACCAGAGTACCGAATGATACTAGCCCGAATAGCACTCTTCACCGACATCTCATTGGTTATTGATCTGTTTGAGTCGAATGTTGCGAAACAGTCGATCATGACATATGTGTAGTCTGGATCAACAAGATCAGTGGTCACGGCTACCATTCTCTTCTTGTCGAGTATGTCCGATACCAACTGCTTCTTCTGCACATCGCTGAGGATCTGTGAGTTCTTTGGGAGAATCGAAACAAACACCTTTCCAAATTGAGGAGGATCATTTTCTTCTCCTCCCCAGATTCGAACCGCAGCAGCATCGGGATACTCGCGCAATATTATGCTTTCATAATCGGAGGTTGTCACTGCCCTGTCCTGAGATTGATAGTATTTGGTAGCCGTATAGCGAATCTTCTCTTCTGGATCCCTATCTCCTCCACCAGATGAAGGAGAAACCGTGGATACGGTGGCATCGAAGTCATTTCCCTGTATGCCCGAGAAGACAAACGATGATACAGTTGTGTCCTGTGTACCGATGCCGTTTCCTTCAAGACCAGATGTCTCAAAGTATTGAACCACGATGTAGTTTCCCTTTGACGGAGTTGCACCAAGTATGCCATCGCCAAATGAAATCTGATATGTTCCCTTATAGTTCTCGTTTATGAAGTAGACCTTGCTTGTCGGAGTCAACTGAAGATAGTCCGTGTTCTCCTTCCATGCGATGTCTGCATTTCCGAGATCAGTCGGAGAGTTCATCACATACACCCGAATGAAACTCTTGTCTATGTTCTTGCTTGGTATCTCAAACTTGGTTGAGTTGCTGTCTGGATCATAGACGAATGACACACTCTTGAACAATCCCTGGCGAAGAACTACATTCTTGGCTTTGAACGGTTGAGTGGTCTTATCGATTGGAAAAGATTCGACAAGGGTGAACGGATAGTTGATTCCGTTCTTTGTTGCATTGAATCTGGTTCCCGTAGGCAGAGATGATGGGACTCCAGTAGTAGTTCCCATGGTCACATCGACAGTTGCCCTTGCAGCAGTCATCGAATTTGGAACATAGCCAAGGTTCTTTGCAAGGGACACTATTGACTTTCGCAAGACAGCGGAATCAAGGAATGACTCTGCCGCAAGCATATTTGCATACATTGCGGTGTAGTGAGTGTTGTATGCAAGAAGATCAAGAAGAACACTGATGCCCGATCCCTCAAAGTTATAGTCGGAGAACTCATCGGTTGTCGAGAGATAGTTCTTTAGGTTCTCCTTGATCCTGTCAAAATCAAGTTCTGTAACGGGAGTCAATACGCGGTTTGCCATTACCTTAGCCTCTCTATGCTTACGAATACCCTTGAGGTAGTCCTTGAGTTGGTCATCATGAATGAGACAAGAACATCAAATGAGTTCTTCCTCTCGTCAAAAACCACTTGCACATCGTTTAGTCTAGCCCTTGGTTCATATGATGATATGATGTCCATGATGTTCGATCTGATTGCCAAGGCTACAAGAGGACTCACAGGTTCAAACAGTAGACGATAGATTCTGGAATCTATCTCAGGACGAAAGGGCTTGTCATAGCGAGTCATCAGGATCAAGTTCCTCACTGATCTCTTGACAGCCTCTTCATCCGTTTTTTGAGAGATATCACCCGTCACTGGATGTGCGGTAAAGTCCAGATCCAAATCCTTGAATATGTTCTTTTTGATGATCCCTGCCATGCTTTATGTCCCTTAGTGAATATTTAGCGTTGCTACTTGAGGCTTGGTATGTGATCTATGAGATTAACAGGCGATCCTTCTATCTTTGTCCCGCTTTGAGTTGCTATGCCGTCCAGTGTCTGACTTGTTCCTGGATTCAGTAACAAGTTCTTCATCAATTGCGCCCCAAAGCACGGGTCAGTCAGTGACGAGGAAAGTATTGTATTTCCGAGGACATACCGCTCAACTGCGGCAAGAGCGAGGGCAAAAGCAGCATTGTCATTGTTTATGAGTGTCTGTATATTCGATGATATTGAGTTAATGTTGTCGGTTAGTTGCCTTAGTTGCCCGACAAACTCTGCTGCCCCGGTCGCTCCACCTAGGGCTAGTTGAGCCTCTATGTTCGATAGGACACCACCGATGCTGTTCATGTTCTCGCCAAAGTTGTCAAAGAACGGTCCGATGATCTGTGGGTTTAGTGATGAAAACGCATTTGAGAAGTTGTCCTCAAGGAGTTCTCCTGGATCCTTGAGCAAGTCCTTGATTGAATTATAGGTGGACATGACTCCGATGATCTCATCAAGGCTAGGAAGAAGATCATCGGTGCTTAATCCACTCAATCTATTTGTGTGAGCGACAAGAGCGGATAGTTCTCCGTTTACTCCATTGAGAGCAGCATTTAATCTTGCAAGTTCAAAGCCACCAGGACCATCTAAATCGATATTTCCTATCTTGCCAAGAGCCTCGCCAACTTTTCCTGACAATATTCCCGCCGCTTGCTGTATCGGATTGCGTAAGGCATTACCATTCATGAAGTCAGCAAGGAACTCCTTTGCCCCCGCTGGCAACAATTGAGAAATCAGGCTACAGTTTGCCGCATCCCATATCTTTGGATATCCAGGTTGATCGCTTGCCCAAGCCATTATCCAGCCTCCACATTGCTACTAGACATTAGAGGATTCCCGCAACTTGCTGGCATTCCATCTGTACATACAGGTAGATCCTCGACTATGACACCCCTAAACCCTTGAAGCATCTTTGCATTGTCATGTTTGTTCAACCCATGATCCTTGATCCTGCTACCTTGCCTGACAGCAGGGCAGTCATTGATGATCACGGAGTTAGCCCCGTTGATTACGATTCCACCAGCGATGTCCATTCCTGCTCGTCCGATGCTAGGCATTAGAACTCTCCTCCATCCATGACATCAACTGAATAAACTCCCATTCTTTCGAATCCAGACCTATACGAGTAGGGAATATAGCCTGTGGCATTTTCACGAACGCATATGAACATATAGTCATAGAAACTTACAACATCCCCTATTTGATAGGTGATGTACGGATTCCATTGCCCTCTCCATCGCATGCCTTCCATCAACTGCTACCTTCTGCCTTGATTGCAGGATCATTCTGCTTGTCTCCCCGCTTGCAGTTCAACTTGATGTTTCCACCAAACATGTATAGATCCGACTCACCCATCTTTATGAATGCTGGAGAAGAGGATGTTCCACCGCTTACTCCAAATGCACCAGAAACCTCGGTTATGAAGTTCTTCCCGATTTTGCTGTACTTGTTTCCCTCTATCGTCTCCCGATAGTCCCCCTTGACGGTCAGGTTGAAGTTTCCTTCGACATTTCCCTTCAGATTCTTCTTTACAAAAAGATTTACATCCCGATTGACCTGTATGTTGAGGTCTCCCTTGTTTTCTCCCGCCCCAATGAATATCTTGGCAGAACCATCTATCGTGATCCTTGCCGTTCCCTTGATGTGGATGAAGTCATCTCCTGCAAGAATCTCATAGTTGTTACCATTTACCTTCTGCACCCTTGTGCCAGGAGGATCCTTCTCCCATCCGTTTGCCACTTCCTCAAAACTACCACCTGGATGATAGGTGTGGTGACGCTCCTTCTCGGGGGTATCATCCCACTCCTCAAGCATTCCTGACTTGGTGGCAAAGACCTTGTTGTTTGGATACTTGGTCTTGTATGGGGTCTCTGGTTCGGACCACTTTTCCTTGTCTTCATTATCCAATGCCACCAAGACATCTTTCTTCCTACCGTCCTTCTTGGACTTCACTATCGTCTTGTCGGTCTCATCGCCAGTGGCAAGGCGATTGGTATCGGGGACTTCCTTCTCCGTTGGATAGACTCCGTTTGGATCATTGAATCCCTTCTTCTTGTCCGCGAGTTCCGCAGGAACTCCACCGACGCTGAACATGATGACCGGCTGCTGTGCATTGACTCCATCACGAAAGAACCCAAAGACATGAGAACCCGTGACAAGCCCCGTGGGAGACTTTCCTATCCCACTGATGGATGCGCTTCCGATGTCCTGCAAGGGATGCGCCCATGGTAGTTCTACTGTCGGTATGGCTTTTTTGTCATCCGTGTGATAGCCGAATATCCTCACACGCGCGCGACCGAGTTTCAATGGATCATCGATGTCCTCAACGACACCGAACCACCAGACGAATCCGGATTGACCCATGAACTCTATCATCTATCATCGTTTCCTGTCTTGGTTTCCAAAGTTGTCGTTTCCCCAACGCTCCCAATCAAGCAGTTCTTCCTTTGTATAGGGCAACTTGCGGAGTTTCTCTTCGGTTTCCTGTGGGGTGATTACATGACGCTCTTGATTTTCCATGATCTATCTCCATTTCACTTTATGTTTGAGTTTGTCTTCTCGAAACTGTCTGGTATTCCCTTAGCCAGAGAATCCTTTGCCATCTCCACCAATGTCCTGTAGTTTCCTACCTTATTTATGGTGGTCTTCAGCGATGTAATAATGTACTTGCCGCTCAGGTAAGAATCCTGCCATTCCTCTTCGCCAAGCATCATGTAGCCGAACTTTGGAATGACGAACTCAATCGTATCAAGAAGCCGCAGAGTAGAGTTTCCAGGAACTTGAATAGTTACCCTGTTCGTGGAGAACTGCTTTGACATGCTTCTCTTGTTCAGATAGAACTTCTCAGGAACCTCATTGTCGCGAACCGAGTCATGCTTTCCCAACTGAACAGGGACAAAGTTTCTGAACGACTGTATGCTGTTTCGCAACTCGGTGTTCCTTCTGGGGAACAATGGATGCTTGTTCATGTGTGGGGTAGTGTCGAACAGTTCATCATAATCCATCGTATATGTGTTTATCTGCTTTGTCGTGATGTCATGCGTGTGCAGAGTTCCTGAGTGCATTCCACCAGCAACCTCACTGAGACGATCAAAGTAAGATGTGATTGAATATGACTGAACTCTCTTCATGTAAGAGTTGACATCAGAAATGTTCAGTGCGCTAACTGGCTCAACACGATAGGTCATGACAACTGGCTTACGCGAGGCACTCAGCATGTCTCGCAGATGAAACCCATCTACATCCTCATAGAAGACAAAGTACGATGCCTCCCCGAAGTATGCCCTTGCAGCAAGCCACTTGGCGGTGAAGATAGGAGACCAGTATGGAATGATGAACTTGTGCTTTCCCTGAGTTGGGTTTACAGTCTTGAGTTTGCTTGGGTTGCTTCCAAAACTCTGTTCGAATATCTGCCTTATGATATCTGACACGGTTCCGCTGTATGAGGAACTCAGTCTCTTGAGTCTGCTTGAGAAGGTGGCAGATGAGACAAACTGTAGTTTGTAAACCTCCACCTTTTCGTTCTCAGTCCTTGCCTTTCCAAGAACTGCTGTGACACGACCGACGATCTCGACATAGTTTGAGTCGGAACCAAGAGTCTTGTAGGAAATGAATACTGTTTCGTTTCCCACGATGGGAACAGTCTCAGCGAAGTTCAACCCGTCCAAGAGAAGTATCTCTCCAACCAGTTTGTCGTCATCTATGCTTTCATAAATGACGATCTCCACGAACTGATTTCGAATATCGATGGAATCTCCACCTTGGTTTGATCGTATTTCCAATCGCGATAGATCATAGCCATTGTCGCTATATGATTTCTGTTCTGTATTGCTTTCAGCCATTCAACAGCAACTCCACATCTCGTTCAATGTTGTTCAAGTATGATTTTGAGACCATGGTTATGTTTCTGTTCTGATCATTCACCGCGATCTCATGCTCCCTGTTCGTCACAGTGTAGTTTCCGAAGTCCTCAATGATGTATCTTCCAAGAGGAGTAGCCCCAAAGGTAAATCCAAAGTCAGAGGTCTCCATGAACTTATTGTGATATTGTATGGGTATCCTCGGATCAAGAGTCTCCCCATCGGAGTTTACAAAATGGTGTGCAGCAAACTGAGACTCAAGAACTTTGCCGATTCTTGCCACATAGTATGTCTTGTTTCCAAGAACATCCGTATTCTGCCCCGCCACATACTCCCCTTCCACGGGAACCCATGCGGTTTTCTGCGTGAACTCAATCACCAGTCGGCAATAGACAGGATCATAGGAAACAACTCTTGCATTCTTAAGAGAGTCAGAAATAGACGGTTGTGCCGATGCAAGAGTCGATCCCGTCGAGAAGACAATGTCGTTTGTCCTAAACGAACCAGTAAATCCCCTAAGACCAGATATGTCTGTTAAGAACAGAGTGTACCCAGGATATTTTTCCTCCATGTAGTTCTCGAATGCCTGTGGGCTGAGAACCCACTCATAGAAGGGGTTCACCTTGTTGTTGAGGTTTAGTATCACCCAATGCAGTCTAGGATTGCCATAGACACGGTGTGCAAATACCTCTGGTCGATCTGTCTCTGGTATTGAGACATCTATCGGATAGGCACCTTCCTCAATCACCTTTTGCGTTACTCTGAAGGTTGTGGTTATGTCGGATACTTCTTTGTATCCCTGTGGGGTGATGTATCTTACTCTTGGTAACTTGTCGTACATGGATTAGTATCCGTGAATGATGTGTTCGCTTGTGAGTTGTTCCATTTCCTGGAACCCAAGGTCTAGTCGGATGAATGCTGGCTTGCCGTCCACGAATGTCTTGAAGTCACCAGCGTCTGAGTAATCAACTGAGATTGATGCTAGGGCAAGTCTTGGAAGTTTAGGAAGATTGTCGTTGACCAATACCATGCCATCAGGAGCAATCGTATAGAATGTCGCTTGGAACTCGGCAGGGAATGTGAAAAAATGTCCACCGCCACCAAGAAGACCTGGATAGGCATGATAGCGAAGCATTCTTATGATGTTGAGAACTGTCTCTGCTTCCTCCGCGTTCTTTGGAGCAAACTGAAAAGAGAAAGAGTGATTTCTCAGACTTACATCCTTAAACATGGCTTCTCGCCTTGGATTTGATGCACTTCTGGTTGATGCATTTCTCAACCCCTGAACATTGACATTGTCAACTCCAACTCTGCTGCCAAGTTCATTGACTGCATCAGCAAATTTGCTAGTTCCTGCCTTCTCAACGATTCCCGAAACACCACCACGCTTGGTTGCTAGGGCATCAAGCAACTGCTTTGTCATTCCCATCTCTTCTTCATTGTAGACAAGGGCATCATTTATGGTGATTTTTTGTGGCATGTACAGACAGATGGTGTCTTTTGACTTCTTGTTTGCAAAGTTGAATCTACGGTTTGCTAGAAGTATGTTCCTATCCTTCTTTGCTCGGTTCACCCTCTTGCCTGATATTCCGACTTGGTTCTCATTCTCTGCTTGCTGATTTGCTGGATCAAGATAGTCTCTGGTAGTCTCCTGTATGAGTGACTGCAAGTAACCACCGACATCACCTGCAAAAGATCCTGCTGCATCATACAAAGAAGACAACACCTCTCCTGTGGAAAGATCACCATCTCCAGCCTCTGCTTTTTCCCGTGCTGCTGCTTGCAACCTACCCACGAAAACTTCCTCAATTGCATTTATTCTTTCATCTGAGACCACACCATCAGCAGTTCTTAGTTCTCCAACACTTGATGAATAAAGCCTGGCGAGTTCATTCAACTGCTCACCTTGAAACCCTGCCTGTGCAAGAAGAACCTGTGCTTCTCTAAATGCCTCTTCAGAACCAGACTGACTCCCCAATCCACTGTCTCCCTTTGCCAAGAAAGCACTGGACACCTGATTTAGTTCCCTTTGCTTTAGTCGAACAGAATCAGACTCACCTTGATAAATATTGAATACTATGAAGTGGTGATATCTTCTGTTCCTACCAAGATCCTGCGGATATGCAAGAAATGCAGGTATGTCCAGAAAATCATTCTGTGCCTTGAAGTCTATCTCGCTTAGGTTTGGATCATTGACGGTGGCATCGTTAAACTGCCCCCTCTTTCGAGTAGACAATATCATGTCTTGTAGGACACGATCCTGCTCGTATGGCTTCTTTATTTGATTTCCTACAGCCGCCACTAGCGGAAACTCAAGTTGTGTAGGAATCGTCTGATTCTCTGTATAGATTTTATCGTTCATGTTGGTGCTGCTATGGCTAGAGAGAAAAAGTATCTGCAAGGCGTGTTCACGCCAAAGAACCCGAAGAAGTATCGGGGGAATCCCACTCAGATTATTTATCGCAGTTCATGGGAGAGGAAGTTCATGGATTATTGCGATTTGAAGGATTCCATAGTGGAATGGTCTAGCGAGACCACGATTGTTCCATATCGGTACGATCTTGATGGCAGGATGCATAGGTATTTCATAGACTTCCGCATCGTGGTCAAGGAAAAGACGGGAAACCTACAGACCTACCTTGTTGAGATCAAGCCCGAGAAGAAGACCAAGCCACCAAAGCAACCCAAAAGGAAATCCAAGAGTTTCATCTATGAGTCAATGGACTATGTGAAGAATCAGAACAAATGGGAATATGCCAGAAGATATGCCAACGACCGAGGGTGGAAATTCGTGGTCTTGACTGAAAACGATCTAGGAATAAAAAACTGATGTTCAATCCGATCAACCTATTCAGAGAAGAACAGCAAGATCCAACGGCAGTGCGGGATCTCAAGGGTATATTTGAAGCACTGAACAATATACAGCAACGAGAACTAGACGATCCAAATGACGAGAAATCCGAAGAGGCACTTGAGTTCTTTGAGAACTTTGCCGTGGAGGCATATCAGCAGATCACAAAGGCAAATCAGTTCGATCAGAAGGCAAAGAGGCAGATACTCAACAACAGCATGAAGGACTATCTCTCAAAGCAAAGAAAGCCTGGCATGATGTATACCTTCATGTATGAGCCAGAATCCGACAGGCTCGACTATTGGGACAAGTTCCCGCTCATCTTGCGAATGATCGATGAATCTGACTCCCTTACATCGATACTTGGAATCAATCTTCACTACCTTGATCCAAGAAGAAGATGGGTTCTGCTCACCAACCTGATGACCTTGCTGAGTGGAAATGAAACCAATCCTGACAGTAGAATAATCGGTCTCAACATGAACAAGTTGGAACTTCCGCGAAATAGATATTCTAGGGTCTGCATCCGTAGGTACAAATACGACAATATCAGAGGAAGAGCATTGATGATACCACCAGAACACTGGATAAAGATGATCTTCCTGCCAACTTATCAGTTCATAGGACAGAAGCCCGCGCGCGTGTGGAAAGACTCCATCCGTAGAATGAGAAAGAAAGGCATACCTCTCTAATGGCAGACTTCCTAAGTTCACTATTCAATACCTCAGCAAACACCAGAGGCAAGGAAGAGGCGGAAGCACTTGCCAGAGCCAATGATGAACGGGCTAGTATTCGCGATACCGCTCTCTATGAAGAGATGCGTCAGAATCGGCTGAATGAGGAAATCAACTCTTTCTTTGCTCAGAGGGAGGCAGATGTCGGTGGCTACAAGAACCGAGATCGGTTCACCAGCAACATCAGTCGGCAGATAGCCCATATCAAGAACATGGGAATGTATGCAAGACCAACTCGTTTTGCATTTGACATACATGGATTGGGTACATTGGTAAACGAAAGACTCAACAGAAACTGCATGAATACATCCATTCCAGGCAGATCGATTCAATCCCAACCATATAAAATCTACGGTCCTCCCATTGAGTATGCCTATGAGGCAAACTATGCGAATGAACTTTCCATGGTGTTTCGTGTCGGTGAGGATATGTTTGAGCGCGACTTCTTTGAAGGGTGGATGGGATCGATCATATCTCCGCTGTCTGGCGACTTGCAATATCCCGACAAGTACAGGACAACGATGAGAATCTATCAACTTGATCGGCGCGACAACAAGGTATATGCCGTCGAGTTGTACAATGTATTCTGCAAGGCAGTTGGAGAAATGGAACTTTCCACGGATTCATCGGATCAGATATCGACAATCAATGTCACATTGTCTTTCTCCGAGTATCAGACGATTGGAAAGGTAAACTTCTGGTACGATCCAAGACGAGATCGCGGAGTATCTGAACCAACAAGATCCACAAGCGATCTCATAAACGAACAGATAAGAAAGCAAGACATAGATCAACAGGGATTCAAGCAGACAATGGGCGACTTGAACTTTATACTTGAACAACAATAACATGGAGTAAATCATGCCACTACCGAAGATCGCAACACCAAAATATCAACTTACTATTCCTTCTAGCAAGAAGAAAGTGACCTTTAGACCGTTCCTCATGAAGGAACAGAAGGTTCTCATGATGGCAATGGAAGGAAAGAATGATGCAGATGTCCTTCGCGCGATGTGTGACATAATCGTAAGTTGCGTGGATGGAATCGATAACATCGATACCATGCCGATGTTCGATGTCGAGTATATTTTCGCACAGTTGAGGGCAAAGTCTGTCGGAGAGAATGTCGATGTTCGCATCAAATGCCCGAAATGCAATGTAAGAAACGATGTATCTGTTCAGATAGACACGATTGAAGTGGTGTTTCCTGAGCAAGCGAGCAACAAGATAATGTTGAACGAGAATCTTGGCATCATTCTGAAGTACCCGTCCTTATCAGATAGAAAGCCCGATCCAAAGAAGATAAACACAGACGAGGCATTTAAGTTCATCTGTGACTCAATTGAAATGGTGTTCGACAACGAAACCACATACACAAGAAAGGACTTCACTGCCGACGAGATCAATGAATTCATCCTTTCCATGAGTGCAGAGCAGTTTGAGAAAATAGCAAAGTTCTATGAAAGTCTGCCTTATCTGAACAAGCAGATAGACTGCAAGTGCATCGGATGCCAGCATGAGTTCAAGGTTGACTTCAGAGGGTTGCAAGATTTTTTTACCTGATGCTCTGCCACGATAATCTTGCAAACATGTATCAGACGAATTTCGCCATGATGCATCACTACAAGTATTCGCTGACGGAGTTAGAAAACATGTTTCCGTGGGAAAGAGAGATATATGTCACGCTTCTCTCCAGGCATATCAAGGAAGAGAATGAGCGCATGAAGCAGCAGAGAGCAAGATAGAGATGGCTCTACCAAATCCAAATCCAAACCAACAGCCCCCACAGTTTGGGGCATCATATCAACCATTCAGCGTGAGAGAATCAATAGGAACTCGCTCATCGGCTGCTTTCCTACAGGCACAATCAGCATTATTCTCAAGGACTCTTCTTAGGCTTATTCCTGGTTCTGGTGTATTGAGCGAAAGAGCGGACTTGAAGAGACGCGAGATGTATGAGCAAAAGGGAAGAGATCCGAACACAGGAAGAAAACTCACCAAGGATGAGATTGCGGAGAAGGAAGCAAGAAAATATGATCGCGGCGCGCTCGGTGAAATACGCGATCTTTATGTCAATGAGTATCAAGACAGCGGAGTTCCAGTCTTCGTCAAGCCAGATACCGATGCTTGGTTCCTCCTTGAGAGAATGGAGATCATTCTCACCGACATCAAGAATGCGCTCACGGCTGGTGGAATGGGAGTTTTCTCCGTTGGTGGTAACTATGCCTCAAACATGGCAGGATCATCTGAAATTCTTGATCCTGATGGCGATCCAGGAAACCTGACTCTTGCAGATGTTCCTACTCCAAATGATGAAAGAGAACTTGCAAGACAGGAAGCGATGGACGAGAGGGAGCGCGAGGACGACGAGGATCAACTTGAGGCAGAGGAAAGACAGCAGGGATTCTTCAGCAAACTATTCGGTAGTCTGAGAGGCAAAGAGGAAGATAGCAGTAATAGTTTATTCGGCAGTGTACTATCCGCTTTATCAGGTCTTGGAAGTCTCATATCCGATCTGTTCGCCAAGTACATTGGTGGCATGCTCATTGGAAAACTTCTTGGTGGCGGTGGCTTAGGAGGAGCGGGTGGCTTGGGTGGTCGATTGAAGGGTGTGGTCTCGGGTGCAGGTAGGATGATCGGTGGTGCGGGAAGAGCAATTGGCTCGGCAATAGCAGGATCAGCCGCAGGAAAAACATTCGCACAGGCAGGTGGAGAGATTGCAAAGGGTGCAAGGGCAACTGGCGGTGCCATCGCCCGCGCAGGAAGCGCAATCGCTGGTTATGGAGGCAAGGCACTTGGTGCAGTGAAGGCAGTGGGATCTGACTTGCTGGCATCAAGAGCCAGAAGTGGAGGAGGATTCCTCAGCAGGGCTTTCAATGCAGTCAAGGACACTGCCACCAAACTGAATCCAACAAAGGCAATCACAGGTTTCGTATCAAAGAATGCTGGTAAGTTGCTCAAGGGTCTGACAAGCGTGCCTGGTCTCAGTGCAGCCATCTCTGGTGTCATTGGTGCATTGAACATACGGAGCATTGCAAATGATGTGTCATTATCGATTGATGAAAAGAAGGAAGCAATAGGAAAGGAACTCGGTGCAGTTCTTGGTAGTGCAATCGGATCAATCGGTGGTGGTGCGCTTGGTTCACTGCTGCCTATTCCAGGAATAGGAACTATTCTAGGAACATTCGGTGGAGGATGGGTCGGTGAGAAGGTAGGCGAGGCTCTTGCAGAGGCGATTGGACCAAGAGGAATCTATGATTTCGTTGAGTCGATACCAGGAATCGGCAATCTTGTTGCAATTGATGGCGATTCGGCTGATGGAAAGGCAGAAGCAAAAGCAGATGCTGCTGCCGAAGCACAGAAAACAGGAGATCAAACAACCGACCCCCTCAATGCAGAGACTCCAAGCAGCGCACCCGTGATAAGCACTCCTGCTGCATCGATGGCTCCACCACCGCCAGCAACCGTTCCACTCTCATCGGGAGAAGGAATGTCAACGGCACCGATGGATATTCCATCCTCGGCGGCAGAGAATGCAGCACTCAAGACCGCACCACCAATAATCGCACCCACGAACAATACCGTGGCAAATGTGAGCAACAACAACAGTGCAACTTTCGTCGGTCCCGTGACGGCATCGCGAGGAACAGGAATCGACATGGATTCGGGTTACAATGGAAGCGGGTTTAGGCTGTCCCTGACATGATGTTCATGTCGAACTCATGAATGCCATCGTCCATCGTGTAGCAGATGCGATCAAACACCTTGCCACACCAAGGCATGCACTTGGGACAAGGGCGAGATATGCGCATCTGCCCGAATGAGTTGAACCTAAAGTTCCACAACTCAAGCCCATCCCTGCGATCACACTTGAGGAATGCATCAAGTTCAGAATGCACTTCCCCAAACAGGTAGCCGTGCTTGACGGCAAGCGGGTGCGTCTTGAATCTATTGATGCCAACGGCAAGAATCTTGTTCTTGTGCATGATGATGCTGCAATGCTTCTTGCGGCGTGGAATCTCCATGCACTTCTCATAGGCAAACGAGATCAACTTCTGATGTTTCGCGGGTTCCAGGATCATCTTAGTTTATTCCCTGATCAACTGGGACACACTATCTAGATCGGGCATTGAAGACTCCACCGTAACATTCTTTTCGAATCCAAAAGAAACTTTGGACTGCTCTCTTGCACACGACGATGTAAGAATACTCGCAAGGAAACAGGAGTCAAGCAAGTTCATCAAAGGAAACTTTCAACCGTCAAAGAATCTGTTGACAAACTACTTGACTTCGTTTGGGGACATTCTATATTTGTCTTCGTGCAGAGAGCATAGATAGGAAGTTCGTGCATTTAAAGGAGATGACAATGAAGATGAGTCTAGATCATACATTCGTGGCAGCATTCGGAACCTTCATGAGTTCCCTCAAGCAGATCGTGGCAGACAAGACCGCCAACATTCAGACCCCGCAGGGTACGAGCGTATGGGAGGTCTCCTATGAGGAGGGATACAAGTATGTGCGTGTCGTTCTTACAAGCGAGTCGCCCAACGGCACCAAGCAGAAGACTGCATGGGGCTTCATCGACAAGCGCAGCGGCGATATCTTCCGCAGTGCGAGTTGGAAGGCTCCCTCCCTCAATCACATCCGTGGAAACATCTTTGACGAGAACAACGGTCTGAAGAATGTCCACTGGACTGGTCCTGCGTACATATGGGAGATCAACGGAAAGGAGAAGGAAGAGACAGTCACCACAACCACCGCACCCGCAACGGAGGTGGTCTGAATGTTTCGCCTTCACATCGACATTCCTCTTCCCTATACTGAGGAAGAAGCCGCGAAGATGGCAAAAGCCATCATTGCAACTTTAGATCCCAACAAACTTGATGTCTATTGCATCAACTACCGACTCGGGCATGATGAGGATCGGCAGAAGTCCAACTATCTCGACAAGAACGAGAATGGGCATGTCAGCAACAAGAAGGGTAAGATTCTGTTCAAGAAAGATTCTTCGGATGTTTCAAAGATTCATTCATGGGATGCATTGACACCGACCGATGATGTCGTATAGTTAAGGAGTCAAGAACGCGCCGTGGGAGGTCTTGGCATCCTCAGCCTGATTTATAACCAGGTAAGACTAGGTTCGAATCCTAGACGGCGTATTGTGAGCGAGATGGCTTGGATCAGTCTCTTGCTCGGTTTCAAGTGTGATCCATGGAGATTATGACATGTTTGACAAGAATAGCGTGTTCAAGAGCGTTGCAGTCCTGTCCGCACTCGGCTTTGTTGCCTTCTCGTTCCTCTTCCCTGAGATCGCGAATGCACAGATGAAGGCGAACTTCTGCCTCATCGTTGGTCTTGGCTCCCTTGCCATCTACTTCTACACGAAGGGAAGCAACGAGGTCGAGTTCAATGAGCGTGACAGCGTGTACCGTCACATCGACAGCGTCACGGATGGGCTTCAGCGTCAGATCGATGACATTCATCGCGAACTTGACTGCTGCAAGAAGCAGAAGAGCAAGTGAGTAGAGGGGTGTCTGTCTACCCTACCCACAAGTGACAGCAGAGGGGCGCGCAATTCTGCGAATCACGCGCTTTGGTGCGAATGTAACTCAGCGGTAGAGTCTCGGTTTTCCAAACCGATGGTCGTGGGTTCGAATCCCATCGTTCGCTTTCATGCGTAGTATCAGTCGAGTAGCGCACTCGGAGGCTCATCTAGGATTGCAATGTATATTGCAATTGAGAAAGGGTTCAAGTCCCTCACTACGCTTTTGCAATCTCATGAGGCTACTACCCTTCAATGCCCGTTGGACTTGCAACGGTCATGAGATTGCATTTATTGTCCGATTGTGTAACGGTAGCACAAGAGATTCTGGTTCTCTTTGTCCTAGTTCGAATCTAGGTCGGACAACTTGGTTGTGTACTCAAGTGGCAACGAGGGCAGACTGTAAATCTGCTGACATAGTCTTCGGGGGTTCGAGTCCCTCCGCAACCATTCAAGCCGCCATAGTATAAAGGCTATTACCGTTGATTTGTAATCATCAAATCTGAGTTCGATTCTCAGTGGTGGCTTTAAAGGTAGACCACTCCTATATATTACTAGGAGGTCTACCAATGAAAGAATCAGTCTGTGTGTGTTGTCAAAGTTCCTTTAAATACAAACCCGCCGCATCTCTTGGTAAGTATTGTTCCAATGCTTGTCAACACAAACACCAACTCAAAGTAAGAATAGACTCTTGGCTGAATGGTGATAAATCAATCTCAACCCAAACCATAAAAAAACATCTACTCAATGAGAATCCGTCTTGTAGTTCCTGTGGAATATCAAACTGGAATAATCTTCCTCTAGTTTTAGAACTTGAACACAAAGACGGAAATGCAGAAAACAATCAACCATCAAATGTATGTCTAATCTGCCCCAATTGCCACTCGCA